CATATTATAAAGGAAGTCAGGGGGCATCACCATCAATTGGGGTTGCACCAGACCCAAGTGCGGGACAGACAGTTTACGATGAATCACCATTAGTACAATCACTAACGTCAACTTTAACTTGTGACGGCATGGTTTCACTACAATGTTATCAAGGTACTGGAACAGGAATAACCGTTAATCAAAATTGTGATGTTCCTTCAGACCGGGTTAAACAAGGGTGTTATTGTTTGTTAAATAAAAAATACTTATTGGAGTATGGTGATGATGTTAAATTATTTTTAGAGTGGAAAACAAGATTTACAATGACATTTGCGGCTTGTAGGGGAGTATTCTCACAAACATTCCAAAACAATTGGATTAATGGGGTTTTATATATGTTTACCTTTAATAAGAGTACAACATATAAGTTAAATCAACCTGATGAACCAATATATAATTATTGTAAAGATACGGTAATATTTAATAAATTTAATAATGGATTTTACTATAGAAGTTCTCCTTGGGATGGAACTGATTTTATTGGAGTTAATTCACCACCACCAAGCCCATTTATACCAGTAGAACTTATAACTGAATACCCAGGATTAGGGTATAATAACCAAAGAATCCAGTTCCCAACCACTGTTATGGATTTAGGGCCTAGAGATAGTTTTATTAGTGAAATATGTAATGATGGAAACTTTAATGGATATATTGCCGACCAAATTAGATCAACATCATATAAAGATAATTCAGACATAATACAAATGGGATTCATATCTAGATTATTAAATCAAAGTGTGATAGACCAAATGTTTCCGGTAGGAAATCCTAATGGTGGAAGTAGTGAAGGTAAAGGAATTATACAATTCTTTAATAGTACTAGAGATGGTGAAAGAATTGATGGTGATATCGCACAAGCGTTATCGATTAATTCTGAGTGGAGAGTTACACCTTATTTGAATGAAAATTATAGAGATTTTGATTTATTCATTGGTGATGATGGGGTTGGAGCTAAACCAAGACCTGTATTTGGAGTTTTCTTTTCTTCTAGCACTGAAGAATACCAATATAGAAGGAGATTAAGTCCGGGTATTGAAACTTACGCTAGTTCTTGTGGTAATTTAACATCTTATTATGGTTATCCTAACGACCAAGTTGTCCCACATTATAAATGGAAAATTGCGGGAGCATCAAATAACATTTTTGGTACTGAAAATAATAACTGGGTTACAACATCTAATCAGAATGTTTCCGGTTTAGGGTTCTATAGTCAAGAATATCAAAACTTAGATTTTAATAATCCTTTAGAATATTACCAAGCAGGTACAAATCACGGATTTATAACTAGGTTTAATATTAATGGCAATCCTGTACCATATATTGCAAACCCAAACCCAACAATAACACACGGGACACCAAATGGAAATCCAATAATAGTCGGAGCACCATTCTTCTTTTACTTTGGGTTAAATAACGGAAACACCGCAATTGATAAATTCATAAAACTTTATGTTGAAACTGCAGAATAATGGGAATAGATAGTCCAACAACAATAGTTTTAGGGAGTTTACGAAATAAAACCGCAACTGATACTGATGGTTCTGAAAAAATAGTTTTAGAAGGAACCAATAAAGAAATTGTGGAATATGAAAGAACTATTGATGTAAATGCGTTACAAGTTTTTGATGATGAAAGACAAGAATCGGAAATATATAGACCAACATCAAAATACGATGTTATTTTTAAAAACGCATATTCTGGTATCACAACATACCCACCATATAGGGATTATTTATATTACGTAAATATTGAAGAAAGTGCCGGACAAGTATTATGTGGTACCCCATTTAATATTGTTCCTTGGTTTGGATACCCCCAATACTCTGAGTTTGATTTTGAAAGAACGGACAACTCAAAAGTTGGATACACTTCAGGATTAAATAATCATCAAGATTTTTTAAATATTAGTGCAACAACATATAATTGGACACATTATTTAAGTTACCCATTTGATAATGACTATAACCAACAGTTATTTGCAAATGACCCAACCAGTTTAACAACTTGGAATTGGGTTGCGTCAGATGGTATACCCTTTGTTATTATTTCTAACTCTGATAATATCATTAGATTTAAATGTCCTATGTCACACGGGTTAATTACCGGTGAGTACGTACAGTTGTCTTTTGATTATAACGGAACCACAGTTTTTACCGTAGATTCTTTGGGTGATGGTGGATCTGGTAGTGAGTTTGTAATGTTTAATTTATTCAATATTGGTTATTTAGGAACAACATTTGATGTTGGAGTAACAGGAACCTTTAAAAGAGTTTTAGACCCAATTAACTCCGGAGAAACAACATCAAAGTATTATGTTAGAGTTAATAAAATTTTAACAAATTCAGAAGATGCAATTTTAGTTAAAGCGGCTTTTGAACAAAACATTTTTAACGGTAAAAGTAAACTTGAAAAAGTTTTATCCGGTTTTACACCAACCTTAACGGTATTAACCCCACCTACATTACCAAGAACCTCAATTTTAGAAGGAAGTCAAAGTTATACATTATCTTTTAATAGAGATATTGATGTATCATTGTTAATTGATAATCAAAAACGACCAATAACGGAACTATTCTTTACTACTATTTGGAAAGGTTATTATGGATGGACAGATAGATTAAAAAAAGGACATTACTTTAATGTGTATCTTGATAGTTCTATTCCAAACCAATGGTGGGATTTAACAAACCCATTGTCTGACTCAACTATAGTAAATATTCCATACACCTCAAACTTAGGGTTTGGACCATTTTATTATAATCAAGATTTATTTTCTGGGGATACTATAGATGGTGACTATTGTGAGTGGAATGACTATGAGCAACTTGAAAGAGTAATATCAAGACAAATTAATAAATTCACATTTAATCAAAGTTGGTTTACTCAATTAGATTCTTCACCAAACACAAATAAATTTGGTTATTACTATTATCCACATAACCCAATAAAACTTAAAGTCTATTCTGATTATGTGGAAGAAGGGGACGCTCTTACGGTAGAGGGAATACCAAATTATGCGTTCTACTCAAATATGTCAAATAGTTTTAGATGGAGAGATATATATCCATATGGGTTTGTTGACAATTTAGGGAACGGAGTAGATTACCCGTTTTCAAACGGAAGACATTATCCGTTTAAAAATACAATATTCAGAATTTTTTCTGAAGGATCAGGAATTGCTGATATAACACAAATTGCAGAACCTACGATAGATGAGTGTGAGTAAATATAAATTATTGGTTCCAACAACGGATAAACAAATAAATATTCCTATTGAAATAAAATGGGATTTTACTGAGCGCGACCAGGCAATTGACGTATATCAAGAACAAATTGTTGGGGATTTAATAGGAGAACCAACAGATTTTGAATTATCAAGATTTTCACATCAGTCTTATTTACCACTAAATGGTGGAACAAATTTACAAACAAGTGTTAATTATGAATTTAACTTTTTTGATAGTGGTCAAACAATAAATAACCCAGCGGCTTGGATAAATAGTTATCGATACGAAGGATTTTCTGCGTCGGATATATATTATTACATAAAACCTTTTACAAAATCATTCTTTAAGTTGGATTTTTATGATACAAGAATCGACGCATCACAAACAAATTATTTTACAATAATATTACCAGTACAACAAGGTGATTTTGAAACTGTCACAATATCCCAATCTTTATCTAACATAAAAATTCGTAAACCAAAATTCAAATTAGATTTTGTTGGTGATAAAGAAGGGTTTTTTATTTATTGGTTAAGGAACAGAGGTTATATTGATATGGACGAATTCTATATGTCAGCTAAATTTTTTGATGCAAGAACTGGTGTGTATGTTAAAATGATGAATAGACCACAAGGATCGTTATCAGGAAACTATTATACATTTAATGGGGAAGATTTTTTCTATTACAAAGTTAAATTAGATTATAATACAAAAACATATCAAGTATTTTCAACTGTAACAGGAAACCAGGTTGGGACCGACATAAACCCAATTTTATGGTATGAATACCTTAACCCTTAATTATGGAAGAACAAAAATATTATTTTAAAATATCTCCGGAAAACATTGAGGCGGATCTTATTATTGTTGATTATACTGCAAGTACCGAAACCAATTATGAAATAGATCCTTGTTGTCCAATAACTGCAATAACAACAAATGTTATTACTGGTAGTACTGGGGTTTATACCGGAATGACTTATATTTTGTCAGGAGGAACAAATGGCGAATCTTTATTAACGTGTTTAACAATACCATTACTATTTACTGAAACCGCAATTGACTTTGGGTACTATACTCCATTTGATGGGGCGGCAATACAAAAGGATACTATAACTAACTTTTTGTATTCAGCAACAACCGCCAACCCTTATGATGTATTATTTTTTAACACATCAGATGAAGGGTTAAAGAAATTTTTATCACTATGTACTTTTGTTTTAGATTGGGGGGACGGTTCACCACTTTTTACATTAACAAATACCACACCTGTTTTACATACTTACCCTGCGGCAACAACACAATATGAAATTATATTAACTTGTTATTCACCATGGGGAATATCCACAGTTACAAAACCTGTTAATATACCGTATACTGACGTTATAATACCTAACTCAGGGGGTACCGCATATTTTACTGCCTTTGGTTGTAATTGGACAGGAACACCAGTTAGTTACGATTATATATTTACTGGGGACTCAAACACATCAATTGATGATTATGATAGTAGTACATTTACTACAGTACCTTTTTTAATTACAGGGTATACACAAAGTACTTTGAGTGATTTATCACAATACGGACCAAAATACAATTTATTTGGAGGTAAATATAAATTAAATATTCCAGTAACAGGGACCTCCGCGAGTTACGGAATTGTATATGGACCAGACCCAACCAATACCTATACCGCATATACCGTAAATGATATTTTATATTGGGATATTAACGACGGGACTACAATTTATTTTATTTCTTCTTATGGTATAGATAAGGATGAGTATGTTTTGTCAGCATTAACAAAAAATGAAGCATTATTAAATGTAATTGATGAACCACAAATACAATCTGAATTATTTATTGAAAGGGGTAAAATTTCTGGGTTAGAGGCGTTACAAAGGTTGGGGGAGGTTGATAATTTAGGTGATATAACAAAATATGGTTATGGATACTTTAATGTCAAAAAATACTGATTAAAGTATTTATAAAAAGATAAACAAATTTATAACTAAAAAACGTGGCTACAGGAAATTATGGAACAATAAGACCATCAGATGTAAGTCCTGACGATGTTGAGATAATATTGAATTATACACCGTCTAGAGATAACACTGATAATTTTTTACTAACAAAGTTAGACGCTAAAACTATATTGAAGCCGTATTTTCATAATGCAGATACTGGTGGAAACGCAAATGTTGAATTACTTGGTGGTTTATATAATTTAAAATTACCAGCAGACCAATTTAATAAACTTGGTATTTATACATTATACATAAGACCGGCAGAAATAAGAACTACAATCACTGATTGTGGTGTTTTATCGGCATTACCAAATGTTAAAGGAATTGTTATTGATATTAATAATGTTCCGGTTGATTACAGAAATAAATTTATTAATCAAGGATTAATAGGTTTCAGAGTTGAATATTTAAATGCGAATGGAACTAAAATACCTAATTTCTTTAGGATTATTACCTCATCATTTTATTGTGAACCTGTTTATCAAAACTTAACAAATACTTCACAAAAATCTATTAGATATAGATATGTTGAGAGTAGTACTAATTTATTATTTTGTACTTTATCACCATCAGCATCGCCAACTAACAAACCAAGTGCAACACCGTACATTGGACAACCAAACCAAAATATAATAATAAGTAATACCTTCTTTAACCCAATCACTACTGAGATAGAGATTGTTGACCAAGACATCTCAACACTTGCAATTGCTCTTTATGGTAATCAAACTAAATCAATTGATGATGGTATTTACACAATTTACGACAATCAAAATAACATTTATAAACAATACAATCTATACGAAATTAAGGACCAGTTTAATGAATTATTATATGAGGTTAGACAGGATAGAGGAACTAATATAGATTTTAGTAAAAGTTTTAATAACATAACAGGATAATGGCAATTAATAAATTTACTTGTCCACCACAGGCCTCAGGCCAAGGATCGTTCTCAGACAACTTAGTTGGATTCCAATTAATTGATGGGGGAGGATTTACGCAAGGAAATTTTGAATTTACTACTGGTATTTCGGAAAAACAAGATAGAAATTTTGAGATAGGTGTCTTTTCTGACCCTATGAGTTTAACAAGTATGAATATTGAGGATGTTGAACAATCAAAAATGTTAATTGCGAATAATTTCCAAGTTTATCCAAATTATGATTTAACCCAAATAACAAATTTTACATTATATGGTTCGTTAGTACTTAGAGTTTCTTCGTCTATTAGAAAGATTATTAATTTTTTTCCTGCTGGGTTAGAAGTTCTAAATTATAGACCTGATTATACAACTGGATATACTGCAGTTAATATTGTTTATGACAGTGTAGAAAATGAAACTTATTTTGATTTAGATATATCCGCAATAAGAAACCCGTTTGGTATTGATTATACAACAAATGCGGACAAAAACATTCTTTCATCTGAAATATCAATATCCCAGTTAAGAAATTTAAAACAAAATTTTAACAAATATGGTTTATTTGTGAATGGTGGGGTCTATTCAATAAATGAGATAGTTCCCACAACCGAAAACGATCAGTATCTAAGAATTTATGTTATTGGAGAACCATTCCCAAATAAATACCAAACTGAAGAAGATATAATAATAAGACCTACCGATTTTTATGTTAATAAAGTATTTAATGAAGATTTAGATGCGGTTGAAAACTTCTTACTTAATAGACAGAATTACCCATTATATACCGCATACTTTCAAGTACCGGTTGAAAATGAAGATGGGACATATACGTTTAGTTACCAAACATTAAGATTTCCTACCGATGGAAAATGGAATTTGGACCTTAGAACCAAATCTTTTGAGAATTACTTATCGGAATTAAATAAATTTGCAACAAATTTTGATTCATATAAAACAAATTTAATCTCTAGATTTTTAACTACCGCATCCCTAAAAGAATTTGACACAACAGATAAAAAACTTGAAAAAGTTTTACAATTATATGGTAGAAGTTTTGACGAAACTAAAAAATTTATAGACGCTCTTGCAAATATGAATTCAGTTAGGTATAATGTTAAAAATGACATACCATCACAATTACTTAGAAATTTAGCACAAACTTTAGGATGGAAAATAAATATGTCCCCTATTAGTGAAACTGAATTATTAGATTCCGTATTTAAGGGGGCTGAAAGTAATTTTAGTGGAGTCCCTATTGGACAAACTCCGGAAGAATTAAATTACCAATATTTTAGAAATCTTTTATTAAATTCTGCCTTCTTATTCAAATCAAAAGGAACTAGAAAATCTATTGAAATACTAATGAGATTGATAGGAGCTCCGGAATTTTTAGTTGAGTTTAATGAACATATATATGTTGCCGACCAAAGGATTAATATTAATGACTTTGAAACAAAATACCTTTCAATATCTGGAGGAACCTACGTTCAACAAATACCGGTATTAGATTACACCGATGTGTATTCTATTATGGGAGTACAATATACTGGAGTTACATTATCAAGTATAACTAGGGATGTTAGTGTTACTCTTTCTGATTACCCCATAGACCAATTTGGTTGCCCCAGCATGCCAGTTGAAAGTGACACATATTACTTCCAAATCGGAGGAGGGTGGTTTGAATCAACACCACAACATAGAATGCCGGAAAAGATAGATTTGACAACAAGTGTGTTTACCGGAACAAATCCTTCATATCAAACAAAATTATTACCATTTAATTATGGTGAAGAATATCTACAAAGATACAGACAATTCCCCTATATGGATATGGGATTCAGATTGAGAAAAATTGTGGATAATAAAAAAAGTTGGACAGACCACGAAAGTATTTTAAGAAAAAGTTCTGATGGTAATTTTAATGCGTATTATCCAGTTTCGGAAGACTGTTTAGTTCTTAATGTTAAGAATGTTGATATCATGTTAAATCCAAGTTTAGGGTTGGTCTATGATGTATGGTCTATGTCTAGATTATATAATTACCCAATACCTAATCAAGGATTAAATTATGTTGAACCAACATATTGTAACCCAAACCCAAACACACCATACCCTAAAAGGGGTGGTATTGATTGGACTGAAATTATACCTAAACCAAAAGAAAAAACATTCTTTGAATTTGCCCAAACTTTTTGGCATAATACAATTAATGTTAGAAATAGACAATTCATAACTGACGGTAAAACCGGTGGTTATCCTACATTACAATCAATCTATTGGAAATATTTGGAATCAAAACAAACTGTTAACATCCCAAATGATAATTTCACATATCAAACAATGATTGATTATGTGAATGGTCTTGGAGATTATTGGATTAGATTGGTAGAACAAATGGTTCCAGCAACAACAATATGGAATACCGGAGTTAGATTTGAGAATTCAATTTTCCATAGACAAAAGTTTGTTTGGAGAAGACAATACGGATGTCAAATTGTTCCAATACCTTGTAAACCTTGTCTTTTAACTTCACAATTATTTGCTTTTGATTGTCCCACCCAGTTTATTGAATGTGGGTTATATCCTTGGACAAATAATCCAAATATTGTTTCTTTTGGTACTATATTGGCAGAAACTTTAAATAATTATTTATTGGCGAATGGTTTAACTTTAAGTGATTGTTTATTAAATACAATTGTTGTTCATTGGTATGTTGATTTAAGATTAAACGGAGTTCCATTAACTATAGACCTATTTACAACAACAAGTGGGTATTCTGTAATACCAACAAATTCTGAATGGGTGAGCGGATTAACCCAATCTTTAAATAATTTACAAAATGACGGACTAACTTATTCTATTGATGAGGAAAATAATTCCGTAACTGTTTTTAACATAAATTGTACACCACTTAGCCTTGACGATACGTTTGAGATTAATGTTGGTTTGGACTTTAATATACTGTGTAATCAATAATGAGTTATATTAATTTTATATCGTTTACTGTTACTGGAGATTGTGGTAATCTGAGTGTTGGTGAAATGTCTTTCACTATAACCGGAGACTCACCTACTTGGATTGTAACCGAAGGACCACCATATACTGGTTTATTACCTTTGTCTGGTTTAACACCTGGAGATGAAACCTATTATGTTGGTGGATTAAGTGCCGGAACATACTCAGTTATCGTACAAGACACCGCACCAACCGGCCCAACACCACCATTTAGTGTAACAACAACATTTAATATTTCTTCAGGTACTACCGTTTATTTGGATGCGGAAGGAACTACTTGTGGTTTAAATAATGGTTCATTAACTGGTTATACCGGAAATTTTTATGGTAATTCATCATTTTATTTATATACACTTTTAGGTGATTATGTAACAAGCGCTCAAACACCTTATAATATTGGATATGTTATTTTTCCTAATTTATCTGCCGACACTTATTATGTTATTGGTGATGATGGTGGTGGTTGTACTGGGAGAAGTGAATCGGTAATAATTAATGTAAGTAGTTCTTTTGATTATGGTTATTATGCCGTGGACGATGCGAGTTGTATAAACAACCAAGGTAGTGGTAAAATATACTTAACAGGACTTACAACACCAACAAGTGCCTACACAATTAATTGGATATCAAATGTTAATGGTCAAACAGGAACAACCGTAACCGGATTAACACAAGGGTTATATACGGTCGAAGTTACCGACACAATCGGATGTATAGTTCAAAAAAACATTCAAATAGTTAATGTACCTAAAATAGGTATAGGAGCAACATATATTACATCACCAGGATGTTTCCAAAATAACGGAGAAGTAACGGTTGTTGTTACTGGAGGAACCGCACCATTCTACTACTACGCCTCAAATGGGGATGACTTTATTGGTTTTGGTACATCACATACATTTACAGGATTAACCAATGGGATATTAACAATAACGGTAACTGACGCTGGTCTATGTAATGACACAATACAAGTTAATCTTGTTACACCAAATTCTTTTGGTGTTGTAAATGTCGTTACAACAAATTCAAATTGTAATTCAAATAACGGATCGATATATATAACAATTAATAATGGAGTTGGGACTGGTAACTACAATTATACTATTTCTGGGTCTAACGGAACAAATCAAGTAAATGTTGCCGGAGGACTATCACAAACATTTCAAGTAGGTACTGGGGACTATGTGATTTTAATTGATAATGGGGCGGATTGCCAATATACTGGAACAACAAGTGTTTATAATGTTGATAAATACACAATAACGGGTTTAACTCTTAATACGTCTTGTGGTTTAAATAATGGAACCATAAAAACATCGGTATCAACGGGGGCAGTTTATCCTTTGTCATATCAGTTAGTGGGTCCAATAGGTAATTCAATAACCACAACACAATTAAATGGTAATTTTAGTGGATTACAAGCGGGTACTTATAATTTAACTGTTACAGACGCAACTGGATGTCAACAAACAATACCAATATACATTGCACCATCAAGCCCTATGTATTTTGATTTTATGACCTTTAATCCGGTGTTTGGTAACGATGGTCAAATAAATGTTTTAATAACAAGTGGTACACCACCATTCTCATATACTTGGACTGGTAATGTGGGGGTACAAACAGGGATTGTAATTACAGGATTAACATCGGGAGTGTATAGTTTAACAATAGTTGATGATAATGGTTGTTCATTTACAAGAATTGTGAAATTAAAAGGTACTGAACTTTTTGGAACATACTCAGTGTTCAATATATGTGAACAAAATTTTGAAGATTCTAACATTGTAGGTAAAAGAGGTATTTTACAAATGTTTAATGAAGGGTTTTACGATTTAACTTCCGGAGATACAAATTGTATTGTTAATTCTGCGGAATTTAACTTACAAGTTATTGTTGGTGGTGATGAATTAATTGAAACAATATATTATTCTACAGGACTTGATGATTACCCAAGTGAAGTTGTGTGGGCTGATTCATTAATAGAAATGTTACAAACATTTGTTGGTATTGGAGATGTAACAATAGATTATGTTAACAACAAAATAACAATAACTAATGATTGTGAAGAGATTATTAAAAATTGTAGAACAAAAACTTACAATTTATTAAATGATACTAAAATAACGGTTAATTTAATTATCAATTACGATATATCTTGCGTGGCGTGTGAACCAACACCAACTCCGGACATTCCAATTAATGCAATTATTACTAATAATAATGAATATATGGAAACTGGTGATGATGAATATTTACAATATAATTAAATATGCAACAACTAACTTTAAATAGTATCATAGGGTTAGTACCCCCATTTAGTGGATACGCTTGTGACGTTTACGGGAACCAATGTGAATATATTGGAACAATAACCTCAACACCAGTAACTATAACATTACCCCCACCTTTTGACATGGCCCCAACAATAGGGTTTAAATTAATTGATTCTACTGGGTGTGAAAAATTTGAAATCTTAGATTGTTAGTGGTGTAATTAATAGTTACACAACATACATTAACTTAAAAAGTATTCCAGTTAATCCGGAAATAAATTCACTTTATTTATTTTAACAATATATTTTAAATATGAAAGATATTGTATTTGTAACTGCACAACCTGACGTTCCATATTTTCATTGGCAGGTTAAATTATATGTTCATAATTTTATTGAGAAGGGAATTGACCCTAAAAAAATTCACGTAATTTTTGCTATGGTTCACGGATCAAAAGAACTAACAGAAGGAGCAAAAAAATTAATGGACTATGGTATTAATGTTCATTTTTTTGATGATAATAGAAGTAAAAATTTATATATACCTAGCATAAAACCTTATTTGATATTTAAGTGGTTAGAAAAAAATCCTGAATTAGGTAAATGTTTCTTTTTACACGATGCCGATATAATCTTTAATAAATTACCAAACTTTGATAGTTTATTAAGTGATGATATTAATTATTTATCAGACACAATAAGTTATATTGGATATGATTACATTATGGATTGTGGTAATAGATATGAAAAACAACATCCTTCATCTGAAAAAGGACAATTAATAAGTGAAATGGCAAACATAATTGGGATTGATGTTAACACAATAAAAGAAAATCAAGAAAATTCTGGGGGAGGACAATACCTTATAAAAAACACCGATTATAAACTGTGGGAAAAAATATACATTGATTCAACACCATTATATAATCAAATGTTAAGTTACCAAAAAAGATTCCCAATTAATCCAGGACAAATACAGTTTTGGACTGCTGAAATGTGGTCCGTTTTATGGAATTTATGGTTACATAATCATAAAACAAAAATAACAAAAGAATTGGATTTTTCCTGGGCGACGGATAATGTTAATAGGTATAATTCTATGCCAATACTACATATGGCCGGAGTAACAGATGACCTAAAAGGAACTAAATTTTATAAAGGAGAATACATTAATGTCGACCCAATAGAAAAATTAAGAGAAGATGAGAATTACTTTAATTATGTTGATAAAAATAGCTCAACAATAAAATATATTGAAGTAATGAAATCTTTTATTCAAAAAACTAAAATCTGATTATTTATAATAAATGGAAACTTGTTTTAAATTGCTTTCTTGTGATGGGTCTTATAATCCATTTAACTCTAATAATCCTAATTTATCTGGGTATGTTGATACATTTATTACCATTGATTTATTAGGTCCTTTAACAGGAACCCCAGAAACCCAATTTTTAGTTAAAAATTTAGGTGAAATTGATTGTGTTACAGGACAAACTTTTAATATTATTAGTAGTGCCGAAACTTGTGATTGTCAGTGTTATATTTTTAAAACGCCCGAAGAACCAATATTAACCACATATGTTGATTGTGACTATAATTTGTTAGAGGTTTATTTACCTACAGGAAAAACAACAAACTTATGTAGTGTCATTAAACCAATTTTTGATATTGGAGATCCTTTACCAATAAAGTTAGGGGGAATATGTGTTAGTGGGGATTGTCCAAATTACGACATGCCTGTTACTATTGAACCCAGAAATGAATGTGACGTACTTACAATATTTCCTATGGGTGTTGATTGTATTATCCAAAATCCAACTAACGATAGAACATTTGACGGAGCGGCAGCATTATCAATTACCGGAGGAACACCACCTTATACGGTAATTTGGGATAGTGGAGGTATTGCACCAACAATATATAATTTAAATGCTGGTTCATACGGAGCAACCGTAACCGATTTTTATGGTGATTTTATTATTAACACAATTTGTGTTTTAACTGCCGAAACAACAACAACCACAACAAGTACAACAATAAAACCACCTATCGAATATAGTGATTTATGTGGAATTGCAACAATTAGAAGCAAAATAATCGGAGTACCCATTGACTATGTACAAATACAATTAGAACCTAATGGGGCAATTAACGGTAAAGAAAGTTGGATATCCCCAGACACCCAATATTTATTATCTTGGATTACCGGAGCAACAAACCAATGGGTTTTAACTGGATATCCATCACCATACATTAATATCGTAAACGCAAATCCGGCAACACCACCATTAACTGGATGGCAAGTATTAGGAGGAATAGAAGTTTATAATTTTACACTTATTAGTGGAGACTGTACAAGTGATAGTTTGGTAGGATTTAACTTAACCAAAAATGACCCTATTTGTGGTAATAGTGGAAGCATCCTTATCCAGGCTTATGGTGGAACTGGAATTTATGAATATTCAATTGATAATGGGATTAATTATACCTCAAACCCTATGTTCCAGAATTTAGGTTCAGGATCATATGTTGTTTACGTGAAAGATTCTAATGGAGTTACATTTCTTCAAAATGTGTCATTAATACAACAACCAACAACAATTTATACAGTTGAATTAAACGTAAATACGGCAACAAATACATTTAGTATTAATTGTCCTTTATTATTACCAGGAGACACATTAACGTTTAATTTAAATAATAATAGTAATTTACAATATTACCCTAACACTCTTTCACCAGTACCTTTATATAATAATGTTGTTACTATAAATGGTTTTGGGCCAATGACTTTAGTAACAACAAACAATTCACAAAATGTTTTAAGTTTACCTTGTTCTATAACACCAATAACTCAATTACAACAAGTAAAAGCATATAGTAATCAAATAACATTAAGTTATGGTCAAACAATTACAGGTTCTTTTACCAATAGTTTAGTAAACTACTCACCTTTTGGTTATTGTGTGTTAGCACAAAAAAATTATCAATTATTTATGACAAATGCAAAAATTAATAATTGTAAGTGTTGTAGTGTTATTATAAAAAACCCACCGTTATCTACCCCTATAATCGTAAAAAATTAAATAATAAAATATTTATCACATAAATGGCATATATAATAAAAAATACATCAGGATTAGTTAACACAAGAGTTACCGACGTTGGTAGACAGAAAATGTCCCAGGGTAACTTTAATATTTCTTATTTTCAAGTGGGGGATAGTGAGATATCATACGATAAACTACCAGCAACTTATAATCAGGCAAATAGTTTTATTTTAGAACCTGGGTTTAATAGTCAAAATACTAGCGGAGCTCCCCAATCAAACAAACAATATGTTAAATACCCATATTATGCCGATTCAAACCAAAGAAATACATATGGAATACCCTTTATGGACTCAACAATTGATCCGGTATTTAATCGAGCTCCTTTAAGAGGATTTTTTGGGGGAATAACAACCGCAACAACAATAAATTGGGAAGTTTTAGTTGGGGATAATTATGTCCTTAGTTCTAATTATATGGTGGATATGTCAATGCTTAATGGGTCAAATCAAATTGAGTTAATATATTCTGGTTGTAATAGAACAAGTGAGACAACTCCACAAATTGGGGATATTATCACAATTTATTATGATGGGAATGCATTATTAAATTGTGAGTGTATAAACTTACCAACACCAACCCCAACACCTTCAGTAAGTGTGTCCCCAACGGTAACTATGACCCCAACACCAACACCTTCACCAACAGATATTTGTGCGTCATCAACACCAACACCAACACCAACAAGAACTCCTTGTTTAACCCCAACACCAAGTCCTGAGTGTCCATTACCACCACCACCGGAGTGTTTTATGGGAATGAATAGTTGTTATACTATTTTAACATATAGAATTATTGATGTTTGCGGTGATTTAATAACTTTAGATAGACCAACACCAGATTATACAAACTTACTTGTTATGTGTTATTCAAGAGTATTAATATACCCTCAAAATATGACACAAATATATGATAGTATAACACCAGGACCACATTGGAGTGAACAAGTTATAAATTTTGAATCTATATGTGATACTGACCAGTTTGATGTTAAAGTTTGGAATATGAATATTCCTTGGACAGAAAATCCGGCAGGTTTAATCCCATCATTATTTGAGGACTACACTAAATTTGGTTCTATTAATTATATAGGATCAAAAGAATATTTTGGATATAACTCAAGTTCTGGTCAAACAGATACTGATTATGTTTATTATTATAATTCATTTGACGAAATTGTTCAGGTTAAACCGGAAGAACAAAAGGCAATTGCGATTATACATTATACTAATCAAACAATAGATTTTTTCTATGGTGAGAAATTTGCGTTAGAACCATATGATGTGACAAACCCAGAAGACACAACAGGTCAAGCAAGAAACTTTAAATTACATATTCCTTGGTTAATGTGGCATAAAAATCCTGAATGTTGTTTTGGACAAACATTTTGGGTAGATCCTCCAGGGTTTGAAGACAAAGAATTATTTACGGTTCATTACCTCAAATCAACTAAGAATGAAGATATGAACCAACCTGGTATGAGATATTACCATTTATGGGACACAAACCCTAATTCAGATGGAATCCCAAGTAGAATAGGTAAAGTTTTCCCTGACAGTAAGTTGGTTATTATTGATGATGAAGAAATAATTGCCGCAATGTCTTATAAATCAAATAGAAACTGGACGTTACCGGCACCTCAAGTATCATTAATAACACCAAATACTTGTGATACCACAACATCGGCAACTGGAATCCTAACAGGAAATTCAGAGACAATGTTTATAACATATAGATTAACTAATGACAATGAATTTACAAATTCATTGCATTGTAATTACTATTCAAAAGTTATTGGTAATAATAATGATTGTAATCCGGATACTTCTAAAAATATTGCAATTAGATTTGGTCCTGAGTTTGGATGTTTAGTCCAACCAGTTCATAATCATATAACAACTACAACCACAACAATACCAGTTTGTCAAAGATATGAAATCATTAATAATGGTGATAAAGGTGTGATCGTAACGTTTACGCCTTGTTGTGATGAAACAAAAACATCACCACTATCATTACCCGGATCGACAGGAACACAACTTTGCTCAAGCACCGATATTGACCCAATTTCATCCGCGGTGACAATAACCAATTTAGGTGATTGTCCTTCGTGTATTACAACTACAACAACAACATTTTGTCCTACATGTGAGGTACCTTTAGGTTTTTATGGTAATAGATTTGAAATATTAGCACAAAAAGTTGTAACAGGAACTAGACCAGATTCCACAAAATGGAAAGTCATTGATTTTACTCCACTTATTAGCGGAACCTCAATTAATGGATACTTAACTCAAAATGGTATTACTGGTAGTACTTTTATAATATCAAATGAGAATTATAATGTCGCACCTTACTATAATTTAAATACATTCATCCCATTAACACCTAACGGTAATGTTGGAGCAAAATTAAACTTTGGTGATGAATATTATTTTTATGGAGCTTTTGAAACAGATATACAGGCAACAATATATGAAATGAAATATAAAATTAATTTAAGTTCTAGTGAATTCCAGGTATCAACAAACCCATCTTGGACTCAAGGGACTACATCATATGTTACTGAAATTGCGTTATTGGATGAAAATAAAGATATATTAGTTATGTCAAAACTACAATCACCAACAATAAGACAAGGTACCCAACAATACGTGATTAAAATAGATTTATAAAACTACAATTTTTTAACATTTCATTTATAGTTAAAATAAAACTATTTTATGGCAAAAACTATGAAAAATTCACCAAAAGTTTTAGGGTTAGATATTTCCACAAAAACAATTGGATGGGCTTTATTTGATATTAAAACCCAAGAGTTATTAGAATTAACTCACATATCACCAAGACCTAAAATGGGTAATGAAGTAGATAAACTAAAAGAGTTATTATTAAAATCAGAAATATTTGCCGAAAAAGTTAAACAATATGTTGGTTTAGGTATAGTAAAAGTAATTATTGAAGAACCACTACTTAACTCAAATAATGTTTATACCATACAAACCCTTTTAAGATTTAATAGTTTTATATTCAAAGAAATATATAATATTTTAGGTATTATTCCTGAATTTGTCTCAACATATAACGCTAGAAAATTTGCTTTCCCAGAATTAGTACAAGAAAATGATAAGAAAAAATTTGTCCTATTTGGGGGATTACCAAAAGACATTGATAAAAAAATGATTATTTGGGAAAAGGTTGCAAAAAGAGAACCCCAAATTACGTGGAGTTATACCAGAAATAATACATTAAAAAAGGAAAATTTTGACCAAACAGATGCTTACGCTTGTGTTTTAGGGTTTATGAGAAATAATAATATATGGGAATAATATTGGTTTAAACATCAATAATTTAAAATACCATCTTTTTAGGTGGTATTTTTTTTTAACCACAAATATTACCTGTTGGTGTGATTTGTAATGAAGGGTTGTACCCAATAGGGATCGTTGACGAACATATTATTAAACTTTGGTATGATTGTATCATACCGTCAATTGGTGGTTTATCCCCACAAATTGTATATTGGTATTCCTGTGATGTAGCAGCTTGATTCACCAAAAGATATTCCGTTATAATACAAGGAGATATGGTTGTTGTTGTTGTGGTTGTTGGTGTTGGAGACGGGCAAGGAACACTTAGTAATGTTGTGTTAAAATTTAAGTCAAAACAATCTACGGATGGATTGGTATTTAAAACAATAACCCACTCTAATGTGGTACCTATTGGAAGTACGCTGTCTATTTCTAAATAAGCCCCTAAGATATTTGTTGTAGTTTCAGTTGCATTCCATCGACCATTGATATTATCCCAATAAATGTTATAAATGTACTGCGGTGAAATAGGGAATGGAAAACTCCATGTGTATGATAATTTTCCATTTATAAATGTGCCAGGATTAACATTTACAGTTCCACATTCAGAATTCATAATTAAACATTCTAAAATTGGATCGGGAGTTGGAGTAATACAATCTAAACAAGCTCCTTGATTAAACGGACCAATTAATCCTACAATTTGTATGTTGTCAATACCACTTATATTGTCGACTAAACCCTCAAATGTTGCACAAATACCAATACCGTTAATGTATGTACTATACACGTATCCTTCACTAATTGTATTTCCTGATGAATCAAGTAAAATTTGTGTGGTGTAATATTCTAAACCAGTAAAACAATCAACAAACTTTTTAGTGTTACCACACCTCATATATTCGTCAAAAATATTAAAATTAACTATTCCATTAATATCACAAGGTCTTGTAACTTCAGGTGAAGGAGTTGGTGTTGGGGTATTTGTTGGAGTAGGAGTTGGGGTGTACCCAGTTATCATAACATCAATAAGAAATCCACCACAAGGATTTGATGTGGTTGGTGTTGGTGTTGGCGTTGGGGTTGGAGTATTTGTTGGTGTTGGTGTTGGAGTTTGGGAAACTAAACAATTAAAAATTGCGTTAAAATCAAAAGAATCACATGCCGATGTTGTTGTTGTGGTTGTTGTCGGACATAACCCACTAAAAAAAAACCCTGAATCTAAGTCAGGAAAAGTGGAACCAACACCAGATGGACCAAATTGGTCACAAGTACCCCCCAAACTTAAAGATAAACACCAAGAATCTTCAGTTAATGAATAATATATAAAATATCCATTAGTTAAACCTGTAAAATAATTATATCCATTATATGTAAGAGATAAATTATATTCACCATCATAAGATTGACTCGTATTAAAAATACAATAGTTTTCGTCAGTGGCCATATTATATTGTTAAAATCTCATTTATTTGACATTCATTATTATCAATAACCCTCAAATTAAATTCTGTTGAGTTTGCATAAATAATTGGAACCTCAAACGTGTAAGGTAAATCTCCGGAATTTATTGTTGACACATAAACACAAGATGTCATACCTGTATCACACACGTAAACATCAAATGGTGTTGAACCTGAAATATCGTTTATTGTTATATCTATTGGCATACTACAATAAATATAGAACTTTATAAAAACTTCTGTAGTTGATAAATTTAAATATTTCTTGTATATTATAAAGGATGGAAGAAAACGAAGCGTTAGTCGAATTATTAGAGGAAATTTTAGGTGATCATGGACTACACTACGGTAACCGAGGACAAATATCGTTCAACTGCCCAGTTTGTGATGACGATATGAACAAACATAATTTAGAAATAAATTATATAAGTAATGTTTATAAATGTTGGAGTTGTGGTGATGTTGAAGGTACTCATGGACCTTTGGGAAAATTATTTGATAAATTTGGGAACAAAAAACAAAAAAAACTTTATTATATATTAAAACCAGAAACTGCGCCCATAAAAGAAAAAAAATACAAAAAATTAAAGTTACCGGAAAGTTTTACATTATTTAAAGATTCACATAAGATTTATCCAATTAGAAGACAAGCATATAATTACTTACAGAGTCGTGGAATAACAGATGAGATGATTGAAAAATATGGTATTGGTTTTTGTGATAAAGGAAATCATGTGGGTAGAATTGTCGTACCTTCTTATGATATAAATGGTGAGTTAAATTATTACGTTGCTCGTAGTTGGGATTCACATACTAAATTTAAATACAAAAATCCTGAGGCGGAAAAAGACAAAATAATATTTAACGAAAAGTTAATTAATTGGGATAATGATATCTACTTGGTTGAGGGTGTGTTTGACGGATTTTTCCTGGACAACTCAATACCAATGTTAGGAAAACATATGTCCGAAATGTTATTTGATAAAGTTTATAATAACGCAAAGGGAAATGTTATAATTGCATTGGACGGGGATGCGTGGAATAACGCAATTAAACTTTACCACGAATTAAATGGTGGTAACTTATATGAAAAAATAAAAATAGTGAAATTACCTAAAGACCAAGATGTGTGTGATTTGAGAGGTAATATAAATGAATATTTTATAGAAATAAAAGATTAATGGATTTAAATAAAATAGCGGAAGAGATTAGAGATATTATCTCAAAAAAACAAAAAGAATTCCAACTAACATTTGAGGAAGACGCTCATAAGTATACAATGTTGGATACTAGTGGTAAATTAAGGGACAATTTTCCTTCGGTTTCTAAATTAATGAAATTATTTTATAAGGAATTTGACTCTGAGGGAATATCATATAGAAAGGCAAATGGGGATCCATATGAACAACAACGATTGTTGGAGGAATGGGCAAATGCTGGCACATATTCTACAAACATGGGTTCTCGTGTTCACTTCATATTAGAGAAACATACGTTAGAAGAATTTGGTATTGGTAAAGAAGTGAGACAACCAATTTATGAATGTGATGCCGAACAGATAGTAAAAGGTGATACTATGGTTGTTGCTGGTAAACAATATATTGATTTACTCAAAGAACGTAATTGTATTTTACTTGATACGGAGATGGTTTTAGGTCACCCTGAATTAGGATATACAGGACAACCAGATAAGGTATGGTTAATTATTGGTGTCAATGGGGATCTTGGTATTTTGATTACTGATTGGAAGACAAACAAACCTAAAAACTTTGAAAAGAATAAGTTTACAAAACCGATGAAGAAACCATTTGAAGATTTACCTGATAACGCTCTTGGTCACTACAACACCCAATTACCATTCTATGGTAAGTTATTATTAAAGATGTTGGAAGGGACAAAATATGAAAATATAAAACTGATGGGTTGTATTGTTGTGTTATTAACGGAAGAAAGAGAATTTGTTGAACATAGAGTTTCAAAAAAAACTATTAACACAATTCTTGAAATGGATATGAAAAAGTATTTGACAAAATAAATAAATTAAACTATATTATAGTATGGAAATGACAATTACACCAATTTGGTACACAATCCAAGCAGTTTGGTACTCCAACACTACTTGGGACACTGAAAAAATTAAAATAAACATAAATTATATTATAAAATGAATGATGATATCATAAGACCTAAGATTGATCTTAGGCAACAACCAACTATTATTTGTGAGGAGTGCAAATCAAAATTCTTCAAAGAAGTAACTATGTTGAAGAAAGTCCCTAAATTATTAACAGGAAGTTCGGAAGATACAGTGGTACCATTCCCAACATATATGTGTAATAGTTGTGGATTTGTAAATGAAGAATTCTTAATTTTTGAATAATGGAAATAGGTAAAATGACAATAAATCAGGCATACCCACACCTTAGAAGTGTGGCTTTGGCTTACGGATTAAATTTAAATAGAGTTAGAGAATTTAGATTCGCTAGACTTATATTGGTAAACCTATATAATAGAGAATTAGTATGACACATAAAGAATTTTACATTTGGTTGGAAGGTTACCTATATGGTAAACTTGAAAATAAACACATTGAGATTACACCTATAGTTGAAAAAATGGGTGAAGTAAAGGATGGACCAAAATTTGGAATTGCCGAACCCTACAGAATACCAATACCTATAAATCCATTCCCAATAAAAGATGACCCTTATAAACCACCATTTGAAGTATATTGCGGAGATAAAACACAATTAAACGATTAAATTATGAAAAACGTATTATACATTATATGTTTATTAGTAGTTATTATAACTTCTTATAAAACAAAATCTAATTGTGATGATTATACCCAAAAATTAAATAATGAGATAGACTCTCTTGAAACCCAAATTAAAAGTAAAAAAGATTCTATTAATCTATTAAACAATTATATAGTTTTCTTAGAAAATGAAAACCAGTTTTTAGGTAGTGTTCTTGCAGAGAAAGAATTAGAAGACGGTATTGAATAACAAACAAATAAATTAAACAAACAAATAATTAAAAATGAAAAAAAGAACACTTAATGAGTTAAGACAAGAGAAGGAATTTGGTTATAAGGCACCATTAACAAATGTAGAAATTAATGAGATGGAAATAACAAAACAAATTAAACTTGCGTTAGAAAACTCTAACTTAAATGTTGTTATTACACCAATTATGTTTGATCCAAACGAATTTATACCAGTACTGGGTGTGTTAGTAAAAAACGAAGATTCGAGTTATACTAAAAAATATACAATAACGGTTAAACCAAACAATTAAATAATGAAATCAAGTATAATATTAAACATCCTTTTGTTTTTTATTACATTCACATCTGTATCTCAGATAATAGGAACAACATATAAGCTTGATAGTATAGAAATTGCACAATATGATTTACCAACAGAGGTAACATGGTATAACGCTAAAAGGGAGTGTAAAGAATTAGGTAAAGGTTGGAGATTACCAACTAAAGACGAATTAGACAAAATGTATAACAATAAGGATTTTATAGGTAATTTTGTTAACACTAATTATTGGAGTTCTACAGAGTATAATTCTAATTATGTTTGGATGCAAGTGTTTACACACAAACTTATAGCAATAACCTTAAAAGAAGGACACATTAATGCTAGAGCAGTTAAAACAATTAAATAATTAAAATAATAAAAATGAGAGATTTAAAAAAAATATTCACTGAAATATACGAAAGTAATTCTTGGACTAGTTCCGAAAGTAGGTCAGGACTTGGTTCTGAATTGCTTAGCACTGAAACAATACGAAAAGAACTACCAGAAGTATTTAAAAAATTTAACATTAAAAGTGTTTTGGATATACCATGTGGGGATTTTAATTGGATGAGTAATGTTGACTTAAAAGAGGTTCATTATATTGGTGCTGACATAGTGGAAAATATGATTGAGGACAACAAAAATAATTTTAAAGATTATGAATTTAAAGTTTTAGATATAACCGAAGATGACCTACCCAAAGTAGATTTAGTTTTTGCTAGAGACATTTTAGGTCATTTTGATTATGAAAATATTGAAAAAACAATAAAAAACATAATTCGTAGTGGTAGTAAATATTTGTTAACAACTTCTTTTACAAAATGGGAATATAATATAGACATAAAAAATGGAGATTGGAGACCAATAAATTTAATGTTAAAACCATTCTTATTTAAACCAATTTATTTAATTAATGAAAATTGTTTTGAAGGAGATTTTCAATATAATGACAAGTGTCTTATATTATTTGACTTAAATAAACTTTATTGTGGATTAAAATGATTAAAACCCTAATACACTTTTCTGATTTACATATCAGATTATATAAGGATCACGATTTATACCGTTCAATATTAGAAACGGCAATTGAACAATGGAAAGAATTGTCTCCTGACCGTATTATATTTACTGGAGATTTAGTTCATTCTAAAAATCAAATGACACCTGAACTTATTGAGTTTGTTGCTTGGATTTTAACTGAATGTTCATCAATCGCTAAAACAATTATTATACCAGGTAATCACGACTTTTTGGTAAACAACACCGAAAGATTGGATGCACTTACACCTATCATTAACTCTTTGAATAATGATAATATTGTATACTACAGAGATAGAGGTGTGTATGAGGATGATAACATTAGTTGGTGTGTTTATTCACAATACCAAGGAAACATTCCTCCGGATTTAAATGTTGCAACTGGAATAAAAGTTGGGTTATTTCATGGACCAATTCAGGGGATGAAAACAGATCTTGGGTTTGACTTTGGGGAAGAGGCTTATGACACCGAAAAGTTTAATGGACTTGATGTTGTGTTGTGTGGGGATATCCATAAAAGACAAGAATTTAAATTTAAGACGGGTAAAGGATATATGATAGGATCACCAATACAACAAAATATGGGAGAAAGCATATCCAAACACGGATATGGGATTTATGATGTTGAAAACAAGGAATATAAATATAAAGATTTATTTAATCCAAAACCATTTTTAAAATTTAACATTAAATCATTTGAAGATATTGAAAATGGAACCGAATTACTCAAAAATCTTTAATAAAGAAACTCTAAGCAGTGTCGAGAGTTTTTGTAAACTCAATAATATTGATGATGTTGATAGTTTTATTAAAAACGTTTTTCAAGAAGGGTTTAACATAAAGAAGTATGGTCTTTTGGGAAATACGGTTAATAAAGGTGAAAAAGACTTAAAAACGGGTATTGTTGGTGAAAAACAGGTAGAAATTGAGGTAATCCGTGAAATACGGGTGGAAGTACCTGTTGAGGTTATTAAAGAGGTTGAGAAAATTGTCACAAAAATAGAATACATTAGTGACAAAACAAGTGAAAGCGAACTGTTGTTAAAAATACAACAGTTGGAAGAAGAATTTTCCACTAAAACGACAGAAATGGAAAATATTTTCCAAAATAAAATGTCTAAAAAGGATGAAGAATTAGACGAACTTAGACGTAATTTAGACATTCCTGTAACAAATAATAAGATAAATATGTTACAGGAAACACTTCAGAAGTTAAGAAAAGAAATGTCAAACAAAGACGAAAAAATAAAAGAGTTAGAAAAAATAAACAATAACCTCCAGAATACAACACAAAATAATGTAGGTGCGATATTCCTAAGGGGTTCAAATTTAAACAATAGATTATGATACAATTATTAATTTTTATGGTCGTTGCATATGGTATGACAACGATTTTAGTTTATGGGTCCATATTTAACGGATTAAGAAATAAAATCCATAATTGGGGTAACAATAAAAACGCTCCTTTTAGTAAGGTGGGTAAGTTTATTTCAGAACTTATTTCCTGTATTTTATGTACTGGGACATGGGTTGGATTTATTTTATCCTTATTAATGTTTTCTCCAATATCACATTTCATTGGACTTAATGAATATTATTCCGTATTTTTTGACGGAATGTTATCTGCCGGTTCTGTATGGGCAATAAACGCAATTATAGAATGGTTTGAAGAAAATAGACCAAGTAATAAATAAAATAAAATAAATAAAAATGGGAAAGAAAGATAAAGAACACAGATCAAAAGTGGCAAAAAGAAACGTAAAATCTAATCAAGAAAAATACGCAATGCAAAATGCATTAAATAAAATTATGAAGAGAATGGCCGAAGAGAAGGAAGCAGAAACCCTATCAGTTAGTGTTGGGGAAAAGGAAGTACCATTCCAAGTAGAATCACTTCCTGTAGGAAACTCTATCGTTAACTTCAAAGAAGAAAACGCACAACTACTAACCGTTGAAAAAGATATGGAAAGTACTGATGTTGATACAACAAAAGAAGAAAACTAAAAAAGAATGGATTTATTTAATCCACCAAAATTATACAATTACAATATTATGATTAAAGACTTAGAGTTTTCAAAATATGAAAACCCAACAATACAAGTTGTATGGGAGGATATACAAGAAAATTTTACTCAAGATAAAATTAAAAGTGTTAAACATTATTTTCAAAAGAAATATAATACAACAAATGTTAATGTTTTAACTAAAGTTAAAAATGTTGATATGGAAACAACACAAACTGTTGATGTGTCGGTTAATATAACTGACGTTAATTATCAGTTGAATCTTTTAAAGAAATTTTTGGAATCTAAAGGATATGATAAAAATCTGGATGACATTTTAAATCTTAATCGTACTGTTGAAAATAAAATGCAGGAAGACCACGAGGACACTGCCCAGTTTAATAAATGGTATATTAAAAACATTGAGTTTTCAAACTTCCTTTCATATGGTGAAAATCAAAGATTAGATTTTGATAAATGTGATGGCATTATAGTTGTTGAATCTAACCCACCAAACTTTGGAGGTAAAACAGTTTTGACTGTGGATTTATTAATGTTCTTATTTTTTAATGAAACAACTAAGACAACAAAGGCAGAAGAAATATTTAACCGATTTACCGATAAAAACTCGGTAGTTGTTAAAGGTGAAGTTGCAATTGATGGTGAGGATTACATTATTGTTAGAAAGATTGAAAGAAAACTTTCTAAAAAGGAAGAATGGAATGTAAAAACAGAATTAGACTTCTTCAAAAAAATGTCGGACGGTAGTCTACAGAATTTTACTGGAGAACAAAGAAGAGAAACTGAAGCGTTTATTAAAAATTCAATAGGAACCAAAGAGGATTTCTTAATGACAATACTTACAACCGCCACAAATCTTGAAGAGTTGTTGGAATCAAAACCAACGGCAAGAGGACAGGTCCTATCAAGATTTATGGGTCTTGAGTTTTTAAAAAGGAAAGAGGAGGTCGCAAAGGAGATATATAGTACCTTTAGTAAATCAAAACTATCAAATTTGTATAGTTCTGAACAACTAAAAACTGATATTGAAACTTATGGGGCTAAAATCGTTGAATACAATGATCAGATTGAAGACAACAAAAAAGAACTGGAGGATATAGAAGAAAAGATATCCAAAGGTAAAGAATATCGTGATGATATGTTAAAGAAAAAACATAATGATATTGATAAAGAAATTGCTCTGATGAACCCTGATAAAACTCAAGATGAGGTTGTTAAGTTAAATAAAGAAAAAGACGAATTCCAGGTTAAGTCGTTAGAACTTAATGTTGTTGAACCTGAAAATTATTACCACGAAGATGACCACGACAAAGTAAAGGAGGATTATAAAAAAGTTTATACTGAAAAAGTAGAACTTGATACTAAAATTTCTGAGATTGAAAAACTAAAAAGTTCAGTTGAAGGCGGAATCAAATGTGAACACTGTGGAATTGAGTTAATGAACGCATTAATTACCCAACAAAAAATTGCAGAGCTTGATGGTTATATCATGCATAAAGACCAAAAAGAGGGGTTAATGACTGTTTTAACAAGCAAAGAAAAAACTTTTGTTGAATCAAAAAAACAGTTTGATGAATATGAAAAGAATAAGTTAATTAAAGAGAAATACGATTTAAGTATTGAAAGTTGTGACCTTAAAATCAATGGTCTTAATGATAAATTAAGAAGATGGTCAGAAGTTCAGGATAAGATTAAATTGAACACTCAGATTGATGGTCAGTTAATAAAGGCAGATCTTAGATTGGAAGAGTTGGATATATTGAAAAAAAATAAAAACACTGAGATAACGACCTGTGAATATAACATCAAAACAACTGAGGAAAAAATAACCAACAATAACTTGTTGATTGTTAAAATTAAAGGTGAAGAAGAAAAGGAAAAGATTTATAAAATGTATCTTGAGGCTTACGGAAAGAATGGGGTTTCAAAAATCATAATGAAAACAATGATGCCACTAATCAATTCTGAACTACAAAGATTGATGGAAGATAGCTGTTATTTTAAATTAGAAATTAGGATTAACGATAAAAGTGAAGTTGAGTTTGTAATGATTGACAATGGAACTGGTGTTGAAAAATTAATGGTCTCTGGTTCCGGATATGAAAAAACAATTGCTTCATTAGCGTTAAGATCTGTATTGAGTAAGGTATGTTCATTACCAAAACCAAATGTTGTTGTATTTGATGAGGTGTTTGGTAAAATCAGTAATGACAACTTAGAAATGGTATCTGAGTTCTTCATTAAGATTAAAGATTACTTTGAAAAGATATTCGTTATAACTCACAATCCTATGGTTAGCCAATGGGCAGATACAATAGTAAGAATTACAAAAGAAAATAATATTTCAAAATTGATAAATTAGTAATAATTTACTACATTTAAACTATGGAAAAAAATACAATTTATTTGGAGGATAATTTGGTAACGTTATCTAATATGGAAGATAACTATATTGATATGAGTATTACGTCACCTCCGTATGATAATATTAGAAAATACCACGGATTTTCTTTTGATATGGATAAATTAGTTGTTGAGCTTTATAGAACCACAAAAATTGGTGGGGTTGTTGTGTGGGTTGCAAATGACCAAGTAGTGAAGGGTTCTGAATCTGGAACAAGTTTTAGACAAGCTTTAAAATTTATGGATGCGGGATTCCTATTACATGATACAATGATTTATGAAAAAAACTCAAGTTCTTACCCCGCTAGTGCTAAAAGTAACAGGTACACTCAAATATTTGAATACATGTTTGTATTCTCAAAGGGTAAACCTAAAACCTCAAATCTTATTTGTGATAAAGCAAATAAATGGGCGGGACATACAAATTGGGGTAAAAACACAAAACGTATAGGTGAAAACGAACAATTGGTTGGAGTGGAAGATATTAAACCAGTCCCAGATTTTAGTCCAAGAAATAATATTTGGAGATATGTTAATGGTGGTGGGTTTGCATCTAAAGATAAAATAGCACACAAACATCCAGCAATCTTTCCTGAAGAATTAGTTAGGGACCATATAAATACCTGGACTAATCAGGGTGATTTGATTTATGACCCCTTTATTGGGTCCGGAACCGTAGCTAAAATGTGTATTTTAATGAATAGAGACTACATTGGTAGTGAAATCTCACAAGAATATGTTGATATATGTAACGAAAGAATAAAAATTACGTTAGATTCTTTGGGTAGTTAATATTTTTTTATTAAATTTGTTGTATATGAGTAAGAAACCTAATATTTATGGCGGTGGGGCAAACACAAATCTAAACGGACTTTCGTTTGAAGAAAGAACATGTCTTATTGAGGCCTTTAAAAATCACGAACAAATCAAAGTTAATGAAAAAAATCAAATAATTTTTAATGGGGAAGTTATTGGGTTTTACACAGAAAAACACAATTTTTATAAAGATTTTTTAAAACCATTTGGCATTAACTATAAGGACATTATATCAAAAAAACTTTTACCCGATAGTGTTTTTGTTAACACTAAAAACAAAACCGTTTACATTATTGAAAAAAAGTTTCAAAAATCTGAAGGTTCTGTAGATGAAAAACTACAAACAGGCCCATATAAAAAAAGAATGTTTGTTAAGTTATGTGCTGGTACCGAATATAATGTCGAGTACTATTACTTATTAAATGAATGGTATTCTAAAGATGGTTACCGAGACGTAAAGGATTATTTAAGAGAATCAGGATGTAGATATTATACCAATACAATTCCCTTATATTCTTTAGGGGTTTAAAAAAATTTGTAGTTAAATGATAGATATCACAGAAAAAACATTACCTTTGTAATATAAAATATAAAAATATGAATTACTTACTTTTTGTCTACTACAATGTTGATGTAGTAGATTCAGAACAAATGACAAATGAAATTGGAATGTCAATCTCAGATAAAATGACTTCAAGGGAAGTTAAGTTTATGTTTGGAGATAAACACGCAATATTTCATTTTGCATCTAACTTAACAATTGATGAAATGAGTGGATGGGTTGATATAATCTTAGACGACTTAGATTGTTTTGAGTATTTTTTAGTACCAAAACCAAGAAAGTACGAATCAAATTTTGACAAAGACAACCTAAACCATCTTCTTTCGTTAAAGAAAACAGTTAAAAAAACACCACCAAAGGTTATTGAATTTGGTAAACACGCTGGTAAGGACTTTACGGAAATTGCGGAGCTTATTATGAGTTTTAAAAGACCTGAAGTTTGTAATATGACACTTGACGAGATACTTGATAAAATTAATTTAGAGGGTATGGATTCATTATCAGAATTAGAAAAACAAAAATTAGACGAATATTCAAAATCAATTTAATTAAATATATGAAAGACAAAAATTTAGGATCACCAATTAACCAGGAAGAAATTTACCACTATCTTAAAGATATTAGGAAGATAAAAGTCATGACACCTGATCGTGAAAAAGAATTAGCAAAAAAAATGAAATCGGAAGAAACTTCTGATAGAGAAAAAAAGAAAATAGAGGAAGAACTATTACAGGGTAATCTTCGTTTTGTTATTACGGTTGCAAAACAATACCAAAACCAGGGATTGGATCTTTCAGATTTAATTGCTGAAGGTAATTTAGGTCTTATGAAGGCAATTAAAAATTTTGATTGGAATAAAGACCTTAGATTTATTTCATATGCGGTTTGGTGGGTTAAACAATCAATACTTCAATCACTTAATGATAACTCAAGAACAATTAGGTTACCGGTCAATGTTGTTCAGGATTTATATAAGGCTAAAAAAGAGGTTGAAAAGACAGGTAAAAAAATGGATGATAAGTTTACATCATTACCCTCAATTATAAACCTTAATATGAGTATTAACGAGGACGGTGATACATTAATTGATATGATTAAGAATAATGACGCTGAAGCTCCGGATGCGGCGTTTGACACTAAAGATATTTTAAAAGATAAATTATTATCCTTACTCAACGTTTTAGATGACCGTGAAAAATCAATTATTGGTGACTATTTTGGTCTTACCGGAACACCAAGAACTTTAGAGGATATCGGTTCTGATTTTAATTTAACAAAAGAAAGGGTTAGACAAATTAAAGAGAAGGCCTTAAGACGACTCAGAAATGATAGTTCTGAATTATTTGACTATATCTAAATAATTTTTTATACTTTTTGTTTGGCGGTTTAAAAAAAATCATTATCTTTGTAATGTATCTAAAACGAAATATTATGACAAACGAAATCATCAAAGTAACAGAAGGAACAATGGCAGGAGACGTATTCTACGGGTCTTTTAACACAAACATCAAAGGTAAAAGAATTACCGTTGGGGTATCTAACCACCTTAAAGACGCAGACAAAGAATACGAATTCCGTATCGCAAATAAATGTCAGGCAGGGTTCATCAATATCCACGACACTAAAGGAACTGCGTCAAGCGTAATCCGTGGATACCAAAAAAACTCATTGGTAAATATCCAAGCAAAAAATGAGTACGGTTACTGGATGAACGTTTACACCGTCAAAGGAGGTAAATGGTACTCAATCGACAAAGGGTTCCTGGATGTGTTAACCGTAGGAACTATGAGAGAGTCATTCCCCGATATGTGTGACATGGAACTTTGGGGTAGAATGGGAGCAAAAACTTGGGCAGACAAATCATTTAAACAAAATTAAAATTATGGGAACTTACATTCACACTTACAAGAAAAAATTTGATAAAAACGCAACACTTAACGAGGAGAAGGTTGTTGTTGGACAGGCAACATTTATATGTCGCCAAGATTGGTCAGATAATTACTCACCATCTGAGAAGAGAGAAATGACAAGAGCTTATGCTTTAACTAAAAATGACCAACCTGAATATATTACATTCGATGGTGAAATGGTTTATAAAAATAATAAAAAAGGTGTTTGGTCGGACGGAAGTGGTTTTTGGGGAGGTATTGACCACAAAAATGATTTTGTTGGAACATTAAAAAAAGTTGGTAAAAAATATATAATTGAAAAATAAAAAACATGGGAAGCGTAATTGACTATATAGAATGTCCTAATTGTAAACAAGAAGCGTTTAGCGATTTCTATTACAAGACAGGAGAAGAATACATAAGTTGTAATAATTGTGGATATCATTATTCCCAATCTTATAAACGAGATGATGATGGTAAATTTATTACTAAGGATGGTACTGATGATAATCATTTTGATAATTTAATTTTGGTTGTGAACGAATTAAAAAATCCATACGGTTCTTACCGGTTAAAAGTTTATCAATCACCAGCAACTCAGTGTGGTTCTTTTGAAACTGAGGAACAATATAACGAATTTAAATTGAATCTTAATGAGGATGTTGAAATTGAGTTTTGTTCTGTATCAAGATTTTTAGATGGTGATATCAAAGTTGAAATGTTAATTGATAATGGTCCTGAGGTTGATTCCTCCGGATTCACCAAAGAAGATAGATAATTAATTTAAAATAACAACCCTATCATATATAACCCCCCACCTAAAATGGGGGTTTTTTGTTTATCTTTTATATTTATTAAGTATAGTTTATTAATATGAAAGAAAAATTTTTACCTTGGTTTATGTTATTTTGTGCGTTGGGTTTATCTGGAACCGCAGCATATTATTCGGTTGTTGGATTATCAATTGTTTTTGTTGGTGTTGCATTACCAGTTATTATAATGGGATCATTCCTGGAAATATCAAAAATTGCAATTGCAACATACCTTCACGATAAATGGAAAGAAACATATGGTATTCTTAAGATTTACATGTCAATCGCTCTTATAGTACTATCTATAATTACCTCTTTAGGTATATACGGATTGTTAAGTACAGGATTTCAAGGGAATATTGCAAAACTTGAAATAAATGAAAAACAAGTTAAAAATATTGAAGTTAAAAAGAAAAGGTTCGAAGAAGTTAAAGACGAACTAACAAAAGAAAAAAACACTTTAGACGGAGACATTACAAAGTTAAGAGACGGAGTATCTAATAACACAACAACACAATCTGTGGATAGAAAAACCGGACAGGTAGTTACAAGAGCCAACGACGGTAATAGAAAATTATTTGAATCTCAACTATTACAAGCACAAGTAAGAAGAGACACAATAGCAAAAAGAATTGATAATATGAATGATAGTATCACTAAGATTGATATTGACATTTTAAATATGGAATCAAAAGAAATTTCGGGAAGTGAGTTGGGAGCTTTAAAGTATGTTAGCGAACTACTTGATTGGGACATTAAACGAACGGCAAACCTTTTTATTTTAATTCTAATATTTGTGTTTGATCCATTGGCAATTACGTTAGTTATTGCAACAAACCAAGCATTTAAAGGAAAAAGAAAAGACAAAGATTCAGAGAGGGACACCAATGTCCCTCACAAAGAAGAGACCATACATGATACAATACATGATACAATACATGATGAGGTTGAAGTAACCGACCAAGTACCAAATAGGTACCGACCAAATACCGACCAAATAAAAAGGGTATGGGACAGGGTAAAAAAATTAAAAAAAGAAAGTAAATTACCAGAACCAACTGAAGAAGATTTAGTAGATGAACCTACGGAATTAACATTTACCCCCCACGACATTTATGAAAACGAAACACCAGTACCGTCAATATATGATGTACCGGATGAGGAATTATTTGAGGAAGACATTTATTATGTTGAAAAAACTGACGAACCAAATAAAATTAAAAGATTAACATACAAAAAAACAAATGATTAATATAATTGAAAAAAAAATTGAACATTTTGTTGGGGTTGAAAATAAAAAAACCCAGATAATTTTAACACATACCTCAAGAAACGTTAAAGAATATTTAACATCATTAAAGTATAGATATAATAAAAAATATGATAAAATTCCTCACTTCATAATAACACGAGACGGTAAGATAATACAAACTTTAGACACAGAAAAGTACTCAAAGTTTTTGAATAACTCCAAACACGATAAACAATCAATTATAATATGTTTAGAAAATTTAGGTTGGTTAGAAAAAGAACCATTAAAAAATTATCACATTAATTGGATTGGAAGTATTTATAAGGAAAAGGTATTAGATAAAAAGTGGAGGGATTATTTTTTTTGGGAACCTTATACAAAAATACAGTTGGATAAAACGGCTGAGTTGTGTAAAAAATTATCAAAAGAACACCCAATAAATTTAACCTGTATTGGTCATAATACAAAAACAAATAGAATGGAAACATTTAATGGAATTTTAACTAGGTCAAATATTGATGAAGATTCCACAGATGTAAGTCCAGCTTTTGATTTTGAATATTTTATAAAAAAATTAGAAAATGAATAATTACGAAGAAATTAAAAATTTATTAAACGCATCAAGAAACCTTTTGGGGGGGTCACAAATGATTGAAGAACAAAAATCAATCAAAAAAAGATACGGCCTAATTACTGAACAGGGGGGAGATGATACTGAAACAATAGATGCTCCAGACAACACCATTGACAGATCAAACCCAATGAAAGACATTGAGAGTAAAATCAAATATGACACTGCGGAAGATGGTGAAGAAGGTGAAGAAGTGGATGAAATGAAAAGCGATAAGAAAAAGGGTTATAGAATCTCTGGAGGTATATTCTATATTCATGGTAAAGATAATAAAGATTTGCAATTAACAACCGACGATAAGATTGCGTTCCAGGAAAGTATGGATGAGTTTGTATCTGAGGTTGCTGAAATAGTGGACTTTAATAAATTAAATTTATATCCAAACAACGTTGAGTGGTCAGGTAAAATTACTGAATATGATATAGAGTTTTTCTTTTCAATTGGAGAAAGTAATGGGGTTTATATAAACGGTACTATGATGAAAGTTGACGCGGAATTTTTAACCATGATGAATAAACTACAAACATATTATGAAAAGTTTAAATCAAAATGGTCAAAAGTAATTGCCTCAAGAAAAAAAACTAAAGAATAATGAAAGAATTTTTTAAAGTATATTATAAAGAGATAATCCAAGCAGTGCTTGGGTTGTTATTAATTTTTTTATTGGTGAGAACATTTACACCAGCTCCAGATAAATCCGAATTATTAAAATATAAATTAGAACAGTTGGACCAGAACATTAATAAAATGAAACAACTACAACTACAACTTAATGATTCTATATCATCTTACAAAAAGGACATAAAAAAAATTGACGAGAATATTTCAAAAATAAAAATTGAAAAATCTACGGTTAATAATTTCTTTGAACAAAAAAAAGAAGAAATAAAAGGAATGGATAAAAAAGAAATTGACAGTTCATTTAAACAAAGATATAAATATTGATTATGAAAAAAATTATATTAATAACGTTATTAATGTTTTCTTTTGTTAGTTTAAGCCAAACAAACCCACAGAAAGAAGACACCACAACAATATGTTTTCCTGTTAATGTGGGTAAACAAATATTATTAGATTTAAATGATCTCGATAGATTAAAAAAACAATCTGACTTAGATAAAAAAGAAATTCTGGAACTTGAAAATAAAGTAGTTAAAGTGGAAGGTATTGTTAAATTTTTAGAACAAAAAGATAAAAATAACGAAGTTATTATTAAAGATACTGAGGAAAAAGTTAAACTTCTTGAGGAGGATAACAAAGATTTAAGAAAAGAAATAAAAAGAATTAAAACTAAGAATACAATAATTGAAGTTGTATCTGGAGCTATTGTTGGGGCATTAACCTATATTTTAGTATTTAAATAAGATGGCACTAACTCAAACCGAAAAAAAAGAAATGGAAACTTTGGTTAGAAAAGAAATAAAAGATTTCTTTGGGTCAAGTACCGCAAAACAGTTTGAGGATAAGTTAATAGACAGAGTTTCAAAAGAGATGAAACGAGGTGGTAAACTAGATGGTCAATTAAAAGACTTGATAATTAAATCTTTCAGAGAGTTCTATACTATTATGTATCAACAAAGAAGTTTCTGGGAATCTAAATTCAAAGGAATGTGAAACCATCAATTACAGATACATTTAATAAAGAACTTAATGCCGCTATGTTTGATAGTAATGTTTTAGGTCTTGAAGCATCAAAATCAAAAAAAGAGTTTGAGATTAAAGAAGATGGTGAAAGACATAATTATAAACCATTAGAATTTTTAAAAGATGGTGAATCATTAAGTGAAATATTGTCATTAGTTAAGAATAAAAAAATCTCCAAAAATAAAATCAGAACTGGAATTAAAAAACTTTTAAAAAATCCCGAAGATTTAAATAATTTTTTACAATCAATTTTAGATGGTAGAACAAAAAAAGAGGAGAATAAAGAAGCTTCTGTTTCAGGAGCTGGTGTTGGTATGTTTTTAGGACAACTTTCAGGGGAAGAACCTAAAAAAGTTGAAACAAAAGAGGCGGCAGTATCAGGAGGTGGGGTTGGTGCTTATGAAACCCCCAAGGCCTGGGCAAAAAGTACATCAAAAAAAGATTGGAGAGGAAAGTCAAAAACACAAATACCAGGAGGTACATTCGTTCAGGTTAAAAAAAAATGTAAAAGTTTTCCATATTGTAATCAAGGCGATACAGGAGCTCTTAATTTTTATGAAAGTGAAAATATTAAAACGGTAATAAAAAATGTCTCACACAAATACGGATTATCTGAAAACGAAATAAGAGAAATTATATTTAAAGAAATTAAAACAAATCGTTAATAACAAATATTTATAATAAAATGCAATTATGAGAAATTCAAAACAATACATAGATTCATTGGTTAACAAACTTTTAAAAGAAACTTTAGAAGATAAGGCAAATGAGGTTATGGAAAAATTAAACTTCAAACCAGGTAAATCCTTTGACTATGTTCAAGAAGGTAATATGTGTGAAGAATGTGGTTCAGAAATGAATGAAGGTAACTGTATGGAATGTGGTTATAAATCCGGAGAAGTTATGGAAAAACTATATGGTGGACAATCTGATTTAGATAAAAACGAAAACGGGATATTGGACGATGAAGATTTTAGAATGATGAGAAGAAAAAAATCTGAAATGTCTGAAGAAGATGAATATTCCAATATGTGCGAATCATGTGGTGGTGATATGAGAGAAGGTGAGACATGTGAAGAATGTGGTGGTGATATGGGAATGGGCAAAAACATTAAAGAAACTGTTTATAGATTAGTTGATGGTAATAATTCTGAACTTTTTACAGAAAACGAAATAATTGATATCATTGAAAATATTGTTAAAGAAGAAAAGAAAAAAGAAGACAACATTACTAAAGGGGCGTCACATAGAGGGTATAGTGAGTATGAGAAGGCACATAAAGGTTCCGGAAAAGAAAATAAACAATATCTTGATTCTGTGGCAAAAAAACTTACTGAATATTTAAAAGATGGTTCTAAAGGTAAGTATAATACAAATCCTAAACATTTTCCTAAAGGTAATGGTCAATTGGCTAAAATGGATAAAATGGCTTATGAAATTGATGATGAAGGAATTGATTTTAATGTGGAAATTGCTGGACAGAATATTCCTGATTACGACGGAAAACCACCTAAAAAAGAATTTATTGAAAAACAAATTAAAGGAAGTTCTACTAATGGTAACAATCAAGATTGGGCAAATGCTGAAAATACTGGAGTTAATGATAAGTTTGCCAAATATTTTGAAGATGACCAATTGGCAAAATGGAAAGATGAATCATACGGAAGAGTACCTTCTCCAGTTTATGATGAAATAACCGAGAAAGGTAAAAATAAAGGTAAAACTAAATTGAAAGAAGAGTTTGATAGAATGAAAGGGTTGATTGGATACGACAGAAAAACCCAATAATTTACAAATTCATAAAATAAATTATAATTCTCCATAGGACATCTTATGGAGAATTTTTTTAATTATATAACTAAGCCTTTGGATTTTGACGAGATAGACATATGGTTCAAATCAAATAATATTATTTTTGAAAAAATGGATTTGTTTTTTGATTTTACATATTCGTTAACCATGGTAGTGCTGGACACATATTTAGGTGGAAATTTAAATGATGGTGAGAGTAAAATTGAAATGACAACTGAGGACAACTTAAACCATTTTAATTGGTGTTGGAAAAAAACAATAGAAGATTTTAAAAAAGAAAGTATTATAATTGAAGAAGAGGGAGAACACTACAACTACTTTAAAGAGTTTTTTAATGAAATTTTTTATAACCATAAAGAAGATAAGGTTAGAAAATCAATAGGGGATTTTTTTGTGGAGATGTTTGATAGAAAAAAACCATTCACCAAATCTGATTTAGATGTAATTTTATCAATTTATCGTTCTATAGATAGTAATATGTCAATTACCTATTGACAAAATAAAATATAGTATTAAAATTAAGTTTAATAAACTTTTTAATTAATATTATAATGACAGAAGAAACAACAATCCAAAAAATTAAGTTGTTAGTTGAAACACTTAGTGCTGACTTTGATAAGTTTGGTAGCGGTAATAACGCTGCTGGAACAAGAGCAAGAAAAACATCACAAGAGTTAAGAGAATTACTAAAAACACTTAGAGGAGAAATCTTAGAAACAAGAAAAAAATAACTATGTTAGACGTTAATAACATTTTTTTATTCTTATTCATATTCTCTTTATTAGGTGTGTTTAGAGTTATTTTAATGACTTTAGTTTCCCTATTTAGAACACCACCAACAAAAGTTGGGTTTTCTATTAGGGAAACTATTTTTTTTGGTATTTTCTTATCATACATATTAACTTATATTTTTAAATAAAAAACATGGCGTTTTATAAAGAAATAGAAAAAATAGTAAATTACTTAAAATCCATCAGAAAAATGGAGAAGTATTTAAGTTTTGATATGGAGTTCCCAAATACCTGGAGAATCCCTAAAAAATATGCGATTGAGGGTAAAGTGGTTGAACAGGAAAAAACAACTCCAAACACAAGATTAATTTCATTTATTGCCGAATTAACTGAAGAGGAAACTAATAAAACAATTAGTAACATTACAATGATAGTTGATTACAATAAAGAATTGGAAGAAAAAGAAATATTATTTCAAAACAAAGTTGAAGAATTAAAAAAGATTTTTGAAAAACAAAATTTAGATAAATTACAAAGTTTAAAATTTGATTTAAAAGAATTTAAATTAGGAAGTGATGACGATGAAGAACAAAGAAACACAGATTCAGTGGTTACAGAATGAATTGAAGAAGGACCAACAGGATCTAGAAAAAGAAAAATTAAAATTTATTGAAAAAATAAAAGGAATTGATAAAGAAATAATCATTCCTAAACCAAAAAAATTAACATTATGGCAGAGGATAAAGCAGGTATTGATTCAATCTTAGAGAGTCTAGCGTTAATAACCGATGGAGTCCAATCACTGTTCCCAACAAGTAAATCGGTTTTAATATATGAATTAAATTCTGGAGATTTTACTTATATCAAATCACACTTTAAAAATATTAAAATTGATGAGAATCAAATAAAAATAGATATTTCTGGTACAGAGGTTATTTTTATTTTGGAGAACTCATATAAAGAACAATTAATTAAAAAAGAAACTGAAAAAGTTAAAACTAAGTGGGAAAAAATAAAATTATTTTTCACTACTAAAAGTGGTAAATCTACGGTAGAGGGATGATTTAGAAATACCTTTTTTTTCTAATAAACCATACAAGTATTTTTTTTGTGATTTTGAAGAATCGGAAACCATAATACAATCTATTCTACCTTTACTAAACATATAGTTTTCAAGAACTGTTAAAAATCTTGAACATTCATTTACACTTTTTAATGAAAAAATATTAATATTATCATCTTCCTGGACCGCAATTTTATTATTTATTTTTGATATAAGTTTTAACCCCGTTTTAGGTAAGTAATTTTTAATAAATGATTCTACGGTTATCTTTTTTTGTTTTTGTACATCATATATCATTTCCTCTATTTTATAATCGGATATCTTAGTTAAAGAGTAATCAGGATCATCCAGGTCAACCTTTACTTGTCTCCCTAAGGAATCTTTCACAAAATATAAATCAAAATCTGTAGAATCTTTTTCTAAAAAACCAAGTTCATACACACAAGTTTTACCATTCTCAAATTTACGATCAAAAATAACATTATTGGACTTTATTAAATAATCATAATGGTCTTTGGCTCTATTAAGAGTTTTAAACTTCTTGATTATTTTCCTTCTTTCTTTATTTTTAAAGAGAACTATTAGATAATTCATAATTTTTTAACTATAATATAAAAATATAATCAAAATCATAAATAAATGAATGTTCAGGATCATTATTCTGTTTTAGGTGTTGAAGAAACCGCAACTCAGGAAGAAATAAAAAAAGCGTATAGAAAGTTAGCAAAAGAAAATCACCCAGATAAAGGGGGAGATGAAGAGTTGTTCAAACAGATATCGGGAGCTTACGATATTATTGGAGATGAAAATAAAAGACAACAATATGACCACCAAAGAAAAAATCCATTTGCCGGAATGGGGGGTTCACATGCCGATTCAATGAGTGATTTATTTAATCAGGCTTTTGGTCACCAAAGACAACAACAAAGAGTTCATACCACAAACCTAACTATAAATGTTGGCGTATTAGAATCTTATCTTAGTGATAAAAAAGAAATTAACTACAAGAGAAAAACTATGTGTGAACCTTGTGGTGGTAATGGAGGTGATAAAAAAGTTTGTGTTGTTTGTAATGGGGTTGGTCAAGTTATAAGACAAATGGGTAGTGGTATGTTTATACAAGTGGTTGCAATGACTTGTGAAGGTTGTAACGGTAAAGGTAAAACAATAACAAACCCTTGTTTTGTGTGTAATGGAAGTGGAGATAAAGATGAAATAAAAAATATTGAAATAAAAATACCTCATGGTATTGATAATGGTCAGTTTTTTAGATTACAAGGAATGGGGGATTTTAGAAATGAGGTATTTGGAGATTTAATTGTTAGAGTAAATCTGGAACCACAAGATAATTTTGATAAATATGAGAATCATTTAGTTTATAATGCGTATTTTGATTTGGACGACATTAATAAAAACTCATTTGATATACCACATCCTGAAGGTAAACTTAACATTAAGTTCCCTAAAACGTTTGATACGTCAAAACCATTGAGAGTAAAAGGTAAAGGATTTAAAACCCAGGTTATTGGGGATTTAATGGTTAATCAATATGTGAAGTTTCACAGGGATTAAAATAATGAACTAATATCCTTAATCAAGGATACTATACCATAGATTGCCAGTGTAAACATAACACCACCAAAAATAAAAACAAATCTTTGTGTTCTAACGGATCCTTTATCTGTCTTACAAGATTGACATCCTACTTTTGTTGCTTCTTTTTTTTCCATAATTTAAGTTAATTGTGATAAATAATAATATCACCTCTTACAATTTTAGTAAAGTTATTTTTAATAAATTGTTCTTTTATGATTGTATCACCATTACTTGTGATTATAACTAATGTGTTTTGATTTTTTATGTTTAGTTTTTGTGGGTGTTTAATGGCGGTTGCAATATTTAGTTTATATTCACCGTCATCAAAGTGTGGGTAAATGATAAAATCAAATCCATTCCAATTATCCCTAACAAAAATAGAATCTTTTTTACGGTTTACAATGACATCTTTAGCGACATTACTGATAATATCGTCAAACTCAAATACAATATCCCCCAAATCCTCAAAGTTAGGTCTTGATTTTAATGATATTGGATTATTAGCAATTTGAGTATGATCTGTAGCAACAATATTAAATACATCACCCTCTTTCTCAAAAGAACCTAAGGTTATCCTATCCTCTACTATTAAGGATTTTAATACTGAAAGTAGTTTCATATTATATAAATATAAAAACCCCCCGAAAAAACGGAGGGTTCTACAAGATAGTTTGTCCAATTGAGGAAGGTCTCTATCTAACCCGAATCGTTTTCCATCACCAGATTCTCGGCAGTCAGCTTTCAAGTGGGAGGGCTGACATTCCCTTTGCGTCGACACACCCAACACCAGGCGGTCAGATTGTAAATTAGGATTTCTGACATCCTTGTTTTCAGTAGTGTTAACCACATCAACAATACAAAGATAGTGAAGTTTTTGGTTCTGCCAAAACGTTTGTAATTTTTTTTTAAAAAACTTTCATTGACTGATTACCATAAATATCTTATATTTTATCTATGTTAAGTTATATTGGTGGTAAGAGTAAGATCGGAAAGTGGATAGTCCCTTTCTATGATAAGAATATGGAAACGTATGTTGAGACGTTTGGAGGAATGTTTTGGTGTTTTTATAATATGGACTTGAAAGAGTTCCCTAACCTAAAGAAAGTTGTTTACAACGACTTTAACCCATTGAACTACAACTTATTTAAGTGTATTCAAAACCCAACAGAGTTATTGAAGGCAATCAACTCAATTGATTGTCAAAAATTTGGTGAGGTACCAACCCCACCATTATATAAAGAACAATTTATCAGGTTCCAGGCTGAAATATTTAATGAAGGTTTCAACGTAAAACCTGAAGATTACGAAGTTGCTGCAAAATATGTTTACATTTTAACTCAAGTATTCAGTGGATCAAAACCTGAGACAAGTTCTTTTATTGACCTTAAAGGTAAGTACAAGTCAAAGTATTTGACGTTTAGAGATAAACTATTAAAACCGGATTGGATAGAACATTTCTTAAAGATAACTCACGTTGAGAATATGGATTTTGCTGAGGTTATTGAAAAGTATGATTCACCTAACACTTATTTTTATGTGGATCCCCCATATTGGAAAACAGAGAACTATTACTCCAACCATGACTTTGATCGTCAAGACCACGAAAGACTTTCAAAATCTTTAATAAGTATGGAAGGTAAATTCAGTTTATCATATTATGATTTTCCTTTATTATCCGAATGGTTTCCAAAAGATACATATACCTGGGAGAAAAAAGAATTCGCTAAAGCGGCAGCAGCAAAGAAAGGAACAAAACAAAATATGGGTGAAGAATTATTAATAATGAATTACTAATGACATTTTTTTATTGTTTCTAATATTTATAATAAAAACTTATTATGGAATTACTTGGTATTTTATCTAAGGTAGTAAAAGAAAACGTAAACGTTAAAAGGATATTATTAGAATATCCAGAATCTACTGTTAATAAATTGGTTGCAAAGTTTTTAAAACAAACTGAAGATAGTGAAGATAATATAAAATTAGTTATTTCTGATTTTGAAAGATTTAAAGGTGGTTTTGCTATAGATGAAAAAAATGAACTTAAACAACTTAACAACGAGTTAAAAACTTTAGAACCGTCCTCTCAAGATTATAAAGATTTACAAACTAGAATTCGTGATTTAAATAAAACGGTACAAGATACTTTAGACATATTTAAGTACGACTATGAGAGTTTAAAAAATCTGACTGCGGATAAGTCGACAAAACAAAAAACAAAAAAAGACCTTGAAAGTATTGCTCAAGAGTTTGTAACAAAATATAAAGGAACAGATTTACAATTAGTTAAATTAAATATTAAAAAATATTTTGAATTAAAAACTTTATTCCCAGAACAAAAAGTGTTTAAAAAGGAGGTAACCGAATACACACCATCACAATTAAATGATATTTCATCAAAATTATTCTCAAAGTTTGATGAACGAGGAGAAAATGTCTTAACCAAAAGAATTACCGAAAAGTTTGCAAAAGAAAATCCGGACGACGACCAAATGACGGTAATCCTACCAAGAGCTAAAAGATTTGTTAAACACTATGCGTTAATACCATTAAACACTAAATTAGTTGCTTATATGTCATTTGATGATTTTGAGCACATAGTTGATGGGTATACCCCAATGGAGGAAGACGAATATAGTTTACCTGAGATTGATTTAGGTGATGTTGATGTTGCTTATGAGGATGACAATATCTTAATATTTGCTCCGGATGAAAAACAAAAATGTATTAACATTAGAAAGAAACACGCTCCAGATAGAAGATGGTGTACATCTTGGGAAGGATCAAGTAACTATTATTACAATTATAGATTAAATCAAAACTTAACGCTATATTATGTTATTAGTAAAAATTTACCAGAATCTGATTTAAATTATGCGGTTGTTGTTCTTGTTGATAGATATGGGGAAAAAAGATTAGCAGATGGTTCTAACTCCGGAAGGTTTGCTGGTAGTACGGTTATTCCTTGGAGAGAAATGGTACAGAAGGTACCGGCATTAGATGGTAAAGAACGATATCTTGAAGCTAAACCATATAGTGCGGAAGATAGTGATAAAATGCAAAGATATAAGTCATATAATTTAACTACAACCGACCCTATTAGTGAATTGGGTAGTATTGAAGAGGTTGAATTATGGATAGAATTAAGAGGACCTGACTTTAGAAATATGTCAATGGGAGATGAAATATTCTCTAACTTACCGGAGGAATTACAGAGAAAGTATATAGGTTTAGGTAGTGAGTTAAGCGCCGGAATGGTTAGAGGACTTAAAGAAGGTGCAATGACTTACTATGTTTCTAAAAAGAAAGAAAAGTTACTTACAAAAAGGTTATCAGAAATATCTGAAAATGATATGCAGGTTATTTTGAGTAAAGAAATGAGACCATATTTTAGACAATTAAAAAGAAAATATTCAGAAGAACTTGAAACTAGTTTTGATCCTGAGTTTATTCCAATATCATATCCTAGCGATAATAACGCTAAATTTGCCAGAATGTTTGGGTTAGAAACGTTATTTGACCTATTACCGGATAATACAGAATTTTTACAGATTGAAAATAAATCAAAAGATAGTGTAATTTATACTATTCCAGAAACAATAGGTAAATTAACAGAATTAACAACTTTAGTTTGTGATAACATTATTAGAGAGTTGCCAGAAGCAATAGGTAATTGTAGACAGATGATATTTTTAAATTTGACAAATAATAAAGAATTGAATACACTTCCAAAAAGTATTGCCAAACTAAGTTGTTTGGACTTTATTTCTGTTATGGGGTCTAATATTGAGATTGACAACCTACCAAAAGATATTTTACCGTATATGGATCCTACATCGGATTTCTTTACGGTTAATTTCCCAGCAAAAATGAAAAAACACTGTAATTCAGAAACAAGTTAACATGAAAAACGTAGACGTAGAGATTTATATAAGTAATTTAATTACATTTTTTGATAAAAATCCAAATGACTTAATGGAGTTAATTGGTAAATCACAAAAAGAAGAATTTTTTGTTAAATTAAGAGAAAAATGTGAATTAAATTTTAAAGAGGGGAAGGATGTTGTTTTAACAAAGGAACAGATAATTGATGTTGTTTTGGAACTTAAATTACATATAGCTAAGGGGGAAAAAATCACAAAGATTACAACCGCAATTCAGAAAACAAAATTTGGTGATATTATTTTAAATTAATTTTTAAAAATGCTTGTTGATTTAATTTTATTTTGTACATTTGTATTATAATAAAATTTAAACATATGATATACACACCAGAATTAATTAAATCAGTTGCCCCCGCTATCTTTGCAACAACTCCATCATTAAAAATGACAAACAAATATGAGTTTGTCCCAACAGACAAAATCATGGAGTACTTTGATAAAGAAGGGTGGGAGGTTTCATCCGTCAAACAAAATGGTAGAGGAATCCATTCTTTACATGAAGTAAAATTCCGTAACAGTGAACTTCCTGCGGTAGGAGACACTTTAATTGAGGCGATTATCAGAAACTCACATAATGGAATGTCGTCATTCTCTATGAGTGCCGGACTACACCGATTAGTATGTAGTAATGGATTGACAGTACCAACATCAGTAGCTGACAAATTTAGTATCCGACACAAAAACTTTGAACTTGACGATGTCAAAATGTTAACAGAAAGTTTTGCAAAAAAACTTCCAAAAATTGAACATTCAGTTAGTCGTATGATGTCTCGTGAATTAACAATAGACGAAAAGATTAATTTTGTTAAAAAAGCAACAACACTTAGATGGAGTAATGGTTCAGTACCATCTACTTTAGATATGGTAGACCTTTTAACACCTAATCGTAATGAAGATGAGGGTGACGACCTTTGGAAAGTATTTAACGTTGTACAAGAGAAATTTGTACGTGGTGGGGTTAAGTATCAAACAAACTCAGGACGTAACACAGGACTCAGAGGTTTAAAAAACATCATGGCCGTAAACACCATCAACACTAAGTTGTGGGAAATGGCAGAAGAGATGTTATAAAAAAACAAATGTGGGGGATTTACCCCCACACTTTTTAAATATGGAGCACTTTAAAAAAGAAGAAGAATTTATAAAAACACTGATTAAAAAAACTGGATCATTGTTTAGTACGGTAATTGTAGAAACGGCAACCATAACTCCGGATGATTTAATTACGAGGGATAATTTTACGACGGAATACCTGGAAAGTATTTGGTTACCTATGGATAAAAAAATATTTCATTTTGAAGGTATTTTCAAAAACAAGTCAGATATTTATCTTTACCTATCTAAATACGATAACGGACCATATAGGTTAAAAATAATATACGAAATTAGTAAACTTGATGAGGTTACTCTTTTCATTAAACAATTAAGTAAATTAAAATAAAATGGAAATAAATAGTATTGATTTAAAAGAAAAAATTAATAAAGGGGAAAAAATAATCGTTGAGTTTTGGGCTGAATGGTGTGGACCTTGTAAAATGATGAAACCAATATTTGAAAGAGTTGCAACAAATAATACGTCAGACGTTCAAATGTATACAATGAATATTGATAATAACCGAGAAGCCGGACAATCATTTGGAATTAGAAGTATTCCTACAGTTAAAATTTTTAATTCTGGAGAATTAATTGAAACTAAAGTGGGTGTGTTGTCTGAACAACAAATAAACGGAATTGTAAATGAATTAATCAATGGATAAAGTCGCGGTTTTATTCACAATGAAAAGTTGTCCTTTTTGTGTGGATCTTAAAGAAATGTTAATTAAAGAGGGAATTAATTTTGTTGATAGGGATATTAACGAATATGAAGAAGAATATAATCTTTTTGTTGAGGTTACTGAAAATGAATATGTACCCGCATTTATGTTAATTGAATCTCCGGAGAATGAACCAATAACTGAGTTGTTTGCCCCAGACAGAGATTTTGATGATATTAATGAAGGGTTTGAAATTATAAAAGCGTTTTTACAAGATTAAATTAATTTTTTTTACGGTTATGAGCAATATTGAAGAAATACTTTTTGAATCATATAATTTGGGAATCAAAGATGATGTGTTTAAAGAAGTTGATAAACTTATGTTATATAAAAAATACTACAATCTTAAATTGGCGTATGAAGAGGCATTTAATAATGTTATTAAAAATGTAGAAATTAAAAATTTTAATAACTAATAAAAAATAATATATAATAAAAAACCCCATCTTTACAGGTGGGGTTTTTTTGTTTAAAACATTATTGTGTCTTTTAATCTATCTTGTGTTAGATATGGTTTTTCTTTTACTGGGAAGACGATATCTTGAAAAAGGTCATAGTCCTTAAGTTTTTCCGCAAAAGTAGTTAAATCAAAATCAAACACATCTAAAATTAATGACTCAATACTTTTATTATCTAACCTTGATTTTGACATGACTTTAATTTTTAAATCCTCATCTTCATTAATTTTTTTTGTAAAATAAAAATCTATCTCATCGGAACCTATCGTACTATAGATATGATTAAAAATATAATGAGAATAATATATCATCAACCTACCACAATTTAAACTATAACCATATGGGAATTCGGAATTAACAGACAATTCAAAAAGTGGTTCAGGTTCATCAACAAAAACATCCTTGTTTACCTTAACCCAACCATTTTCAATATTATTAACTTCTTCACCATATCTGATAACATCAATGGTATTTAATTTATCAATCTCAATATCCGGAATTAATTCTGAAAACCAATCGGTAAATTCTTTTTTTATTTTTTCCAGGTCTAACACTTCGTTACTTGTTGTCACACCATTAATCACCATAAATGGGCCACAATCTGAAACCTGGATTATTGAGTTCTCTTTTTTATCTATTTTAGATAAAATAAAATCGGATAGTAAATTTACTACACCTCGTCTTGAATTTTTATTAATTAATCTCATATTCTGTTTTTAACAATGAATATGGTTTTTATTTGGATATATAAATAGTTACTCCATATAATCCAAAAATGAATCATTTAAGTATTCTTTCACTAAACTATAATCTGAGTATTCACGTAAGTTTAACTCAAAATGTCCTATACAATGGTTCATTTCTGTTGATAACATCTCTAAATAGGATCCTTGATTTATTAATTGTTCGTCATCATACTCTTTCATACAATCTAAAAAATTAAACATATCCACTTTTAAATTTTTAATTTTACAGTTAATATAACTTTTAGTTCTACCACCTCCTATGTCTTTTTTTTCCCATTTAAAATCTGTATCAACGTAATCACTTAAATGAGTTTTTATTTGTTTAAATGCCACATCGTTCCAAACCTCATTATATGCCACATTATGTAAAGACCGTAAGTTACTTTTTAATCTTGTTAAGTACCCGGACTTTATTAATTCATCAAATGTTTTTCTATCGGATAAAACATAATTAATGTTTTCATTATTTATTTGAACATTACCATTTTCATCCGTATTATTCTGAAAAAATAAACCACCAAAATGATCGGAATCAAGTTCAGAATTTTCTAAATCGCTAAGAATAATATTTTTTAATTCTAACAGATTTTTTTCATCCAGGTCTGAAACAATATCAGAATGATAACTACTCACGGTATCTGAAAACATTTCAAACCAATCCTCACCCAGCACTTCTTTAACAACTTTAGCGTCAGACATATTACGACTATAACCATCATCAAAAAGAACTGAAAATTCAGTTAATGAGTCAATTTTCATATAATACTCATCCCCTATTTTATTAATATCATCAAAATAATCTAAAAAATAATCAGGACCATATTCTTTTAATAAAATAATACTAGCCTCGTTAAACTCATATCCAGTTAATGAATCATACATAGATCTATAATCAATAAGATTAAGTTTATTTTTAGATTTAACATACTTTAAAAAAGTTTGAAAATCATTAAAAATAGATTCAACCCTATCCCAATTACCACCATTAAATAATTCTATTACTTTATCTACATTCATTATATGTAATCACCAAAATATTCATTTATATACTTATAAATTAAACGATAGTCGGGATAATCTGGAATTCTAAAATCAATACCATCATAAACATCATCATCAAATAAAGATTTCATCATTTCAGTGTAACTACCATAATAATCTAAATTATTATAATAACTACCGTATTTGTTCTCATATAAAAATGATTCCACATTACCTTGAAAATCTGAAATTTTAATATAGGAATGCCATTTAACCTTATCACCGGATTTAATTTCCTCATCAATTATTTTTGAACTAAAAAACTCAGTTAATCCATTATAAACAAGGTTATAAATCTCACTTTCATATGCCGAATTGTATGCGTTAGAATGTATTGAATATAATTCACTTTTTAAATCATCTAAATCACCATCAAGAAGTTCATTCATTGCTTCACTATCTTTAATTAAAGACTTAACATTTTCACTTGTTATCCTAAAGAATCCTTCACGATTTTGTTCATCTGATAGTTCGTCAAAAAAATCTGAACTATAATCCTCCACATTTAAATCCACATCACCAATATTCTTTAATATATAATTCTCTAAATATCCTAAATTAACCTCATTAAGTTCCCCAATCACATCGTTATAGATATCATCAACTGTGTCCCAATACCTATCATAATCAAGACCCTCCTCACTTAAGGATGATTTTGCAACATCTTTAGCGGTTACATCACGACCACTATCATCAAAAAATTGTGCAAGTTCTTCTCTATCACTTAAAAACAAATAAAAACCATCAGACCTCATAGTAACATCTGATAACAATGAGTCACAGATATACTTAAGGGCAGAATTTGAATCCTCAGATACCCAACGATAAAGAAATAAGTTTTTTATTTCATCTGGTAAGTAATTATATTCTAAAGAATCCATAAATTTGTTTTCATACAAGAAATCAAAAAGTTTTGAATCCGAATCATAATCACTATAACTAATATTCCCCACATCAAGTTCTGATTGTCTACCTTTTTTTATTACCAGAGTTAAAAAAGACCTAACATTATTGAATATGGATTTTAAGTCATTTTCAAAATGACCAGAATTAAAAGATTCTATTGCTTTGGATAAATTCATATTGTATAAATACAAAAAAAGGTGGAAAATTCCACCTTATAAATACAAAAAGACAAATTATAACAAATTATTTTTTATTATAATATTTCTCAATAACCTTTTTTACGGATTCCTGAACTGTTGCATTCTTAACTGTTTGTGGTTGTTGAGCATTTTGATTAACTTGAGGTTGAGCCGCTTGTTGGTTACCTTTATTTTTACATCCGCATCCCATAGTAAAGTGTTTTTATTAGGTTTATTTTTAATATAAATATCTTCATATCTTCATATTTGTAAATAATTCAATATTTATTGTTATATGAAAAAAATTATTAGGCTTAGTGAAAGCAACTTAATTAAGTTAATTAAAAATATTTTAACAGAAGATGAATCAGAGAACTATGAGATATCTTCACAACAATATATGGACCTTTTAAAGAGGGTAAATAATATTGCTCATGCTATACCTAAACTACCCCAATTCAAAGGAAAAAGAATTGTTGTTAATGGAAGTTTAGATTTATCTAAAAAACCAATCACAAGTTTGGGTAATATTATTGTAAATGGAAATTTAGGTATTTCAAACACTAATATAAAAAGTTTAGAAGGAGTTGAGGTTAAAGGACATATGAGTTATTGGAATACTCCATATTACGAAGTACAACAAAAAATTGCTAAACAAAAATTATATAGTGATGCTGAAGAAAGAAGAGAAGATAATGAGTGGGATTTAAATAATACTGATACTGAAGGTGAAATGGCAAATGTTGCTTTTAAATACGCGGTTTCGGAGGGATTATTAGAGGTTTTGAGTGATGAAGAAAAACAAGAACTAATAGATTTAAAAAATAGAATATCTGAATTAGAATCACGAATGGAAGTGGAAGATGATGAGGATATTTATGATGAATTATCGGAGGAAGTTGATGAGATGCAAGAAAGAATTGATAAATTATCGGAATATGTTGATATATATGACTTAGTCCCATCTGGAAGACATTATGATTTACACACGTTTGAGTCTTTAACAGAACAATTTACAATTTCTGTTGGTACCACAGATGAAGCTGATGAATCAGTTAAAGATTATTTTCAAGATTGGATTGATAACCCAGAACATTATTTAAGTGCGAACCAATTAGAAGATCATATTGATGGTGACCAAGTTGCAGATGACTGGGAGGAAACCATTAGAGAATGGATATATGATAGTCCTGACTCATATTCTGTTGATAAAGAACTAAGTCGTGACCAAGAAGATGAAATTTGGTTACTTGAAATGGAAATGTGGGTATATAGAAATGAAGGGTTAAGAGCCCCAATTAAATACCCAACAAAAGAAGAAAATGGAAGAGTTTTTAATTTTTATGATGATGACACAGAAATTGAGTATGATTATAAAAATGAAAGTAGTGATCCACAAAAATCTCATTGGGTTTTATATAAAGATGGTGTGGTTGTCTCGCCACGTCAAATATATGACGATGAAGACACACAAGAACACGAAGATGAACGTGACAGTAGAATTTCAGATATTGAATCTGAAATAGATAATATAAAAGATGACCCAGATGGGGATTTAGATGAAAGCTCCGTTGAAAGCTCCGTTGAAGACCAAAAATATGAAATTAGTCGTAATCCTGTTAATTTTTTAAAAAATGAAATGGGTTTTGATTCAAGTGATATTATTAAATATGTCGATAAAGATGGTCTTTTAGATAGTTTAATAAGTGATACTGATTATGGTGAAGCTCTTAATGGTTATGATAATACTTACGATGAAATGACTATTAATGGTACTGAATATGTTGTAATGAGAACAGATTAATATTTACAGAATTAGAATATATGTTTATGTTTATGTCAAATGGGAAGAAAAAAGAAAATAGAGTTTTTAATGAGCACCGACTGGATGTTTGAAAAACCAATTGACAGAGAACACAAGGAATATAGATTACTATCATATTTTCAAAAAATGGGTGAAAAATTGGATAAGATGGAACTTTACCCAGGTTTTATTGAATTATCATTGCATTTAGCAAATGTTCAAACTCTAATAAAAGATAAAAAAATAATCTACACTAATAAAAAATTCGCAACAGTTGATGACGAACTGTTGGTAAAGGATTTAAAGGTAAGGGACGTTCCTGAGATGTCTGAAGAGGAATATCAAGAATTTATAAAAATATTATCATATTCCGCCCCAAGAATGTTTGAATATTTTGGTATTGCAAAATCTGTATGGGAATTAGTTTTTGATAGTGTAAATCTGAAAGTTAGAAAAAATACAAAAAACATATTATCCTTAAAAGGTTATTTTTATCATACCGATGAAAAAACAAAAAAATGGTATATTTGGGAATACGAGAAAAAACCAGCAGCAAAAGGATCTCCTGAAAATATTATGGTTGTTAATTTAATTTATTCCGATGTGAAAAATGATTTGACAATACCTAAAATAGTTTCTACATTTAGTCGATGGAATGTTGATGGAGGCACAAAAATGCCTGTGGTTGAAATGTTAAGTAAAGGAGATTTCCCAATAAATGAAACTCTTTTGCCTTTATTTAAAAGAAAATTAATTTCTTACATTGACCAAAAACAACTTATTGAAAATTATAAAAAGAAAAAAGAAGAATTAAATTCTTAAATAATGGGTTTTAATAAAAGATTTTTAAAGAAAGAAAACATCCTTATTCATCTTAATGACATTATGACCTATTTGGATGCTGATGCGGTTATCAGTACAGATGAATTTTCACATAATGTTTACAAAATATTTAATGAGGGAAAAACAAAAGAGGAAATAATAAAATATATAATAGAAAATAAATAAAAAGTAATATGGAATTATTAGAAGGAATGAGAAATGACTGTAAAGAAGGAAACATAAGTTGGTTTCCTGAAAGACAAAAAACATTAATTGACTTAATAAAAAAAAATAAACCTCATAGTATAATTGAGATTGGTTTTAATATGGGCCACTCATCTCTAATAATATGTGATACTATTGCTAGAATGAAACAAGATGGTGAGTTTGACGATGAACCGGTAACCATTAATATTTTTGATATTTGTGAACACGAATGTACTGTAGAAAATTTTGAAATACTTTCAGAATCGGTTAAACCTTATGGGATATTTATGAATCTAATTCCAGGGTCTTCTTTAGATACTATACCTAATTTTATGAAGGCTCACGATATTATGTTTGACTTTGTTGAAATTGATGGGTGTCATACTTATGAATGTTTACTTAAGGATGTTGAAAATACCTGGGACAGAGTTAAACCTGGGGGTATAATTTATATAGATGATTATAAATCTACTGAGGTTAATATACCTGATGTTGATAGAGGTATTGAAAGTATTAATTGGGAAGGATTTAACACTTATTATATTGATGGTGCATTTTGGGCCAAAAAGAAATTTTTAACACTTGAAGATTTATTAAAACCTTATGAACAAGTTAATCACCCCCAACATTATGGAGGAGAAGATAATATTTATGAGGTAATCAAAGTGATAGATGCTTGGGATTTGGGATTCTCACTTGGTAACACAGTAAAGTATATTTCAAGAGCGGGAAAAAAGAATAAGGAAAAAGAATTAGAGGATCTTAAAAAGGCTTTATGGTATTTACAACACCATATTAGTAACTTAGAAAATTAAGGTTTGATTATGACACTATCACCTTCTTTTATGTCATATTTGTCAGAATCACCACCATTAATTTCTAAAATTAAATCACCTTCACCTTGATATGTTTGACATTTTTCTTTATTACAAGGGGGACAATCCTTATGTATCTTTGAAACTTTCATATCCTTTATAAAAATAATATCCAAATGAGTTTTACAATTTTTCATCCAAAAAGAATGTTGCCCTGGTTTCATAACAAACAACATCCCATTGATATTATCACTAAAAGAGTTATTCATCATACCGTGTTCAATATCCTTTTCGGAAATCATTGTAACAACATTAAACAAATTATTATTAATTATTACTTCATTCATATTTATAAATATTAAGTTATGGCAGATTTTAAAAGATATTCCGGAATACTACTAAAAAATAAAGACAATGTCTTATTATGTAAACGATCACCTAAAGAATCATTAGCGAATCAATGGTCTTTACCTTCAGGACATATTGAAGGCAAAGAATCGCCTTCAGATGCAGCATTAAGAGAATTTTATGAAGAAACCAACATCAAATTAAAAAATGATATTAATTTAGTTGGATTCATAAACAAATACAAAGAAGACGGAATAACAAAAAGAGGTATAATGTATGTGTTTAAATCAGAAACAAACACTGAAATCCTACCAAATTTAACTAAGGCTAAAGATGGTCACGAACATACAAAATGTAAGTATTTTAGTAAAAATGAAATACCAGTGGGTAAAAATAACGAACAATTGTTAAAAATTATTAAAAAAATTTTAAAATAAATTGGTTTTTGGTAAGTATTGTGGTATTTATAATACACAAAACTTAACCCACCTTCTTCTTAAAATTAAAAAATGGTTTAGTCTCAAAGCCCGCAAAATTTGTAAAAAAATATTTGTGGGTTTTTTGTTTTTATAAGAATAAAATGTTTATATTTGTACTATGAATAAAACAGGATATAATATTAGAGTGATAAACGAAAAGATGGGTGAATTCATCAACGAGACATTTGTTGACCAACTACAATTTAAATTGTTTTTAAAAATGGTACACGGATGTATTGAATTGGGTGAAGACCTATCATTCTTTAATGGGACTACTTTTTTGGTACACATACCAAATAAAATTCTTAAGGATAGTGTTGTAATTACCACAACTAAAGAGGTAAGTATTGTTGAACAAGTTAAAAGCAAAATTGAGGCTTTTGTAACCAAATAATGAAGTGTATTATGAAAAATGTTTTTTATTTAATTTTAGTGGTTTTTGGGTTAACGTCTTGTACGAAAGAAAATATCGGACCACCAAACCCACCACAACCAATTATCACGGATAGTACAACTATTGACTCAACATATAATTTGATTGGACAGACCTGGGTAATTAATGGGTACCGAGTTGGAGAAATTGGAAGTATTATAACAACTAACGATACCGTAACTTTCAATACATTAATAGGTTATGAGTTTAACGGAAATCCTGCAACATACTCGTTCTACCCAACCGCATCGGCATATAATCTAACAATGAACTATACTCCTTGGGGTAATTTAAGTGGAACCATTTATGAGGGTAATCTTATTTATGGTAGTATATTAGGATTAAAGTTTACTGATATAACTATGGGATCTGGTAATCAAACTAATTACTATCTGTGGATGTTTAGAATTTAGTTTCCTTGTTTATAAAAATAAGGTGGTGGAAGATCGACACAATCCTTGTGCGACCCTATAAAAGGAATCAGAAATGGTTCCTTTTTTTTGTTTTATTAGAAAATTATTCTTAAATTTGTTTTATGGAAAAAATGTTATATTTAGTTAGAGGAATACCAGGAAGTGGTAAGTCTACATTTGCAAAACAATTAGCCCCAAATTGGGTTTTTGAAGCAGACCATTATTTTTATGATAAAAATGGGAACTATAATTTTATTGCGTCTGAAATAAAAGAGGCACATAAAGAGTGTCAAAAATATGTTGGATACGCGATGGAGTCAAACACACCAAAAATTGCCGTATCAAACACATTTACACAAGAGTGGGAATTACAACCTTACTATGAGTTGGCGATTAAATACGGTTATTATGTAACTTGTATTGTGGTTGAAAATAGACACGGAGGTGTAAACCAACACGGAGTACCTGAAGAAAAAGTAGAACAAATGAAAAACCGTTTTGAAATAAAATTATGAGTTTTAAAAAATTATTGACAACAGGAAAAGTGTGGATAA